CTACTCCTCGCCATCATCCTTTTTCTTTTTTACCGCCTCCTGCTTTTCTCCCTTCGATCGATCGAGCAAGGTCCTAATTCTCTCGATCATGCGATCTTCGTTTTCGTTATTCGCCATTTCGAGTGTACGCTGATGCTTATCGATCAAGAAATTACGCTCGGTCGCATCGAGCCTCTCGATCAATTTCGAGAGCTTTTGTTTGTCCATGAATTGCAGGGCTGAAAGGAAGGCGGTATGCCTCGCATCGATGTTCGTAGCTTCATTTGAAAAATAACGCATCAGTTCTAATGCTTTAGACTGATAACGGAACATTATGAGCGCGAGAACCTCGCACAGAATGACGAACGCATAGGTCGGCCCATGTCTCAGCAACACCACCTCCCACTCGACGTGCTGCTGTAGCAATTCTGGACTTTTCCAGTATTGATAGTACGTGCCGGCCAATACAAATCCGAGCACGAGAAGACCAATAATTGCGAGATTCATTCCAGAACCGCGAAACACTCTTGCCTGCCGCTCTGCTAAACTGGCATATTCGAGAGACCTATTACGCATCTGCAAGAATCTGTCACCACTATCGCGACGAATTTGATTTATTTTTGTTATATCATCTGATTGCTCTGCCAATATTTTACCAATAGACTCTACTATGTTATTTCCAAAAAGCTCGTCAATTTTCGAAGACAGCTCATACTTTATTAAATTGTCTGCCTTGTCAGCCCAGCTCGACACCGCGGAATCGACAGCAATCCGCGCACGTTGTTCAAAATCTCTCGCCAAGGTATCGGCAGTCGACGCAACGTTTCGCTCTGCCGACGACAACGCTTCAGCATCCGCCAGGCTGACCGATTGTTTAATTTTGTCGCCATCAAATGATAGCCACACCGCAAGAAATGAAGAAACAACTGCAATCAAACAAGCAGCTATAAATGGCGCATTATCAGCTGCATTAATAATATTAAATACAATTTTTTTAAAAGTATCATCAATGTAATACATTGCATATAACGAACTAGCAGTAAATATAGCTAGAGAGACACGCGTAGCAATTGCCCTATTGCGGAGCAGTGAGTTCAATAATTTCTTAACTTGAGAGTCATGTTCGCGGTCAACCATCACGCAATACCTTTACCAAACGTGGCTGTCGTTGCTTTATCCATATTTGGAGAATCAGTGGGCGTTATCACCAAGATTGTGCAGCTTATGGCGATGTGCTTTCGATCACCGACTTTGGACCCAGGGCTGGAACAGCGGCGTCAAATGCACACACGGAAATACGAGTTGAACTGTCGAACTGGCGGAAGGGGTGGGATTCGAACCCACGGTGAAGTTTCCCCCACGGCGGTTTTCAAGACCGACAAGCAATTTTCTGCGCTATTCGAGCACCGCATTGAAATAGCTTGAGAAACTGCGGTCATTCGTCATGCAGACCGCCGTGGTTGTGCCGGCATTTGTGCCGACCCCTCTTTGGCTCGGGCCACCTCCTCTGGCGTCAGAAATTCCAGATAGATCTCCGTCGTCTTGACGCTCGTATGGCCCAGGTGCTTCGAAAGCGAATAGATGCTCATGCCGCCGCGCAGCGCTTCGACCGCGAACAAATGGCGGAGGTCGTGGAAGCGAAATCGTTGAAATTCCCGCTTTTCCTTCTTCGCCTTGGCAATGACGGCCCGCCGCACATGGGTGAAATCCGAGGCCGCTTGTGAGAAGGCCTCGCCGCCCTCCCGGCAGAAAATCAGGTCACAGCCGAGTGTGACCGGCTGTGCCGACACATGTGCCGCCGCCGTCTCGGACAGAGAAATCGTCCGGCGCTTGTTCCCCTTCCCGATCACCTCGAGGGTTTTGCCCCGCGCGTTGAAGCCCCGCCAAGTCGCCTGGACCAGCTCGTCCTGTCGGCAGCCGGTGAGCCGCGCGGCGCGGATCAGCGCGCCGAAGCGCGTCGAGGCGGCGGCGATAATGACCTCAATGTCGCGCGCTATCGGCAGGACGATGGGATTGCGCCTCTCTTTGAGCAGACGCCGCTTGGAGAGCGTCGGATTGCCTTCCCGCCAGCCCATCGCCTCGGCGAAGTCCAGCACCCGCGATACGGCCGTCAGATCACGCCGCACGGTCGCCGGGGTCGCCCCTTCCCGCCGGCGCGCTGAAATCATGGTCGCTATCGCCTGCCCGTCCACTTTCTCGATCGCATAGGCGGCGAGGTGCGGCTTCACCATCGAGAGCGAGACGGCGTAGCGCTTTGCCGTCGAAGGGGCGATTTGTCCAGACTCGTGCTCGGCCCACTCGGTCACGGCCTCGAGCCACGTCCGGCGCCTTTCGCCGCGCCAGCGCGCCGCCGCGATCTCTTCGATCCGCTTGTCCCGGAGCCGCCGCGCAGTCGCGAGATCGCGCGTGCGTAGGCTTTCTCTATGCTCGACTCCCCGGACGGTGGCTCGCAGCCAGAAGACTCCGCCTCGGGTATAGAGATTCGGCTCGCGCATTCGGCCTCCTTCGCCGCGATATGCCGGCGGAGCTTCTCCGGATCGAAGGTCCATAGGCTGCCGATTTTTGCGGCCCCGGGCAACTCCCCTCGCGCGGCAAGCGCCTGGACCCCGCGCACGGTCACACCGAGGATGGCGGCCGCGGCAGTCGCGCGGACGCGTTCCACCTCCACGTGCGTCGAGTGAGAGGCGCGGCGGCTCACGGCTCCTCCCCTCCCCCGAGCGCCCGCTCGATCGCCTGGCGCTTGCAGCGCTCCCAAGCGGAGTCGACCCGCCGCCACATCGCGACCGCGGAAAGCCGCGCCGGCGAGCCGGGAAGCAGCCTCCAATATTCTCGGTAGATCGGCTTGCGCGCGATGATCCGCCGCGCCCGGCGCCGCGCGAGCGCATAAGCGGCGCGCGCCTCTGGCGGAGCCAGCCGCCAGTGCTTCGGACAAATCCATTCCGAATAGCCCCTGTCGGCGCCGATCGTCCGCCGGCAGAACGGGACGCAGCACGGGAGGCGAGCGGCGGTCATGGACGGTTCTGCTTCAGATAGAGCGCGACCGCGCTACGAAGGTCGCTCTCCGGGACGCCGAGCAGATCGGCCAGGGCCTTTTGCGCAATCGAGGCGCGGTCACGCATACCGCCCCTTGGAAACGCTCGCTGGCCCTGCGTCACGATCGTTTCGGAGAATTCGAATAGCGTCGCAACGTGGCGCATCTCCTGCGGCCCGAGAAAGACGCCGCCGACTCGGGACGGACTCTTGATCCGCGCGCTCGGCTCCGGCGCGCCACCCGCGCGCCCGATGTATTTGTCAGCGAGCGCCTGCGTCCGAGGATCTGTCACCGCGCCACCTCCTCTCCGGTAAGCGGGCAATCGGCGCCGCCAAACGCATCGATATTCGAGTGGATCGTTCGGAATGTGATGGCGGCGACCCATGGATTTGCGGTCCATGCGTCTGCGCCGTGGAGGCTTTCCCAAAGGCTGCGATAAGCGCGAGATGCGCTGTGCCAGCCGCATTCGGTATCCGCCCAAAAATAGGAGCCATCGGGATCGTCTATCGCGATCAATGCGGGGCGGTTATCTTTGCCCACGAGGGTTCCTTCGGCGGCAAGCTCGGCGTCGGCTCGAAAATAGACGCCCTCGGCGAGCGCGTCGGCTTCGCTGATTTCCTGCAGCCGCTCGATCTTGACGCTCTCGACAGTCAGCATGAGGCGCGACGCCCAGCGCGGCATATGGATCGAAGGGCGCGCACGATAGTGCGGGCACGGCGGATGTTCGGGCCAGTCGGCTCTATAGAACGCGCCTTCACGACCCGCGTTCTCGCCTGGCGCGATGGCCTGCGGCCCGTCGCTAGCGACGACTTGCCACCAGTTCTCGCGGACCCAGACTCGCGTTCCCGCCGATCGCGAACGCCAGCGCTCGACGTCGAGACGACGCGTCATAGTCTTGCGGCCATCGAGCAGCGCGCGGATCATCGACCCAGAGAAAATGATCGGCAGATCAGCCATTGTGCCGCTTTCCTTTCTTCGTCCGCCCCGCCTCGACCCTCGTCACCACCTGCCGCGCGCGCGGCATCCGCCACTTAAGCAGGGCTCGACGCCACAGGCACGACTCCGCCCTCGGCCTGTCGAAGCATTTTCCGGCGCCGAGGTCGATTGCGCTGAGGAACGCGCCGCAGCGAGCGCAGCGCGGCAGGGCCGCTTTCATCGACGCTTCCCCTTCGGCGGAAGTCGGCGCCAGTGCGTCGCCGGGCGCGGATTGCGCGGGTTTCCGAAGGGGCAGAATTCGCCGGGCCGGCGGAGTTCTATGATCGCGGCATCGCCGGTTCCCTCGTCGAAGACGAGCACAGGCTCGTTCAACGGGATGGTCGCAATCGGGTGATCGACAAGGCCGAACAAATCAAGGATTCCGCTCAGCACCCCCGGCAGACTGTCGTGCTCATAGACGATATAGCCGGCCTGACTGCCGTTGCGGGCGTGGAAGCCATCGCGTTCAACGGTCGGCGACGAGTTCGAACGGATAATGTTCGCGATAGCGTCGCGAAGCTCGCCCGTCTCGGCGCCGAAATACGAGTTCGGCCGCCGCCTGTCTTCGAGCTCGGGGAGGTCGCGCTCGTGTCTCAGGCGCTCGACCTCGGCTTGCAGTCGCGCGCGCTCGCCGCCTTCGATAACGAACACTTTTGGCGCGCGACGAGCGCCGTTGCGGATCGATTCGCGGACGTCGTTGAAATCGACCAGCGCACGGCCTTGATCTCGCCACCGCTGTTTCTCCGGCCCCTCGGGCATTTCGGCCCAGAGCGGCCGGATGAGGCCGTGCCGGTGACGGCGCAGGGCTTCTCCGAGGAGATCGTCAATCGAGCGGTCAGCGCTTTCTCTTCCGTTTTCCCGTCTTCCAGAAGGCGGAGAATCGGAAGCCGACCCAGCCAGCGACGCCTCGAGCCACTGGAAATCGTCCGGGATCATCGCCTCGGTCAGGCGGCCGCTCGCGATCATTTCGCGCAGGCCCGCGGTCAGGGAAACGGTCGTTGTCATGATCGATCCTTCAGCGCCTGCGCGCGTGCAGCGTTCAATTCAGCCATCATCTGATCGGAGCCTCCTGCATCAGGATGAGCAGTCTTCGCTTCGTGTCGGAACGCGCGCTCGATCTGCTCCGGCGTCGCGTTCGCCGGCACATGCAGGATTTCGGTCCAGTGAATGCCCCTGGGAGCCGGAAGCGCGATGAACGAGCGGAAGGTCTGCCGCACGATCGAAAGGCCGCCATAGCGCAGCTCTACGCGGCGAGCTTCGATGATGTGATGAATCGCCTGAATATTCGCCTCGACCATGAGGAAGCGATCCACGCCAAACGCCACCCATTGGCCGTCCATTTGAAACCACGCCACAGCGCCCGGATCGGCAGGACTCTTGTTCAGCAGATCGACATTGGTCGAAAGAATGACGTGCTCGATTTTGACCCCGGCTTCTTTCTGGAAGAGGCGAAGACTGTCGGCGACATTCTTTACGGCCTGTTCGAAGCCCGTCCGGAACGGCGATTTGATGCGCCGCGCCGGCGGTGTTCGCGCGACGGCATGAGGCCATTGGAGCGGGTAAGGAGCGATCGTCATGCAGCCGCTCCGATGGTTGTCGGCACGCCGCGCGGCATTTGCCGCACGCGGAGCGCCAGCGGCCACCACTCGGCCGGATCGGCCCCCGCGCGATCCTTGAAATCGTTGCGCCGCGCGAAATAGGAGCCAAGCTGCTTGACGTAGATCGCGGCACCATGCGTCTCACCCCAGGCGATCAGGTCATAAGCCCAGCTCACACGGTATTCGCGGCCCAGCGCACCGCCTTGATCGCTCTCCCCGCCGGAAATGACCCAATCGAGCCCGTGGGCGTCTTTCGGGATGACACGCTCCAACTGCGGCTCGACCGAGAGCCCGATCCAGGCAACGCCGTGGCGCTTCTTCAGATCGAGCAGTTTCGGCAGATCGCGATCGCATTCGGGCTGGGTGACGACGGTCGCAACGATCCCGCAGTGGAGAAAGTTCTCAGCCCAGTCCTCTGGCAGCATGTCCGCCGCATTGCCGATGCGCTTGGTCACGAAAATGAAGTTCAGGTTCCTGCACTCGCGCACAAGCGCCCACAGATCATCGCGCCAGCTCTTGTCCGCTTTGCTGTCGAAAATATCGGCGAGCGACGCAACGAACACCCATAGCCGCCGACCCGACGCCGCCGCGTCTCGATTCCATTTGCGCACCTTGGCCCAGGTCGAGTCCGCCGTGCGCCGGCGCGCCGCGTGCGGACCCCAGTTGACGCCAAGTCGGCGCGTAGCCAACGCCTCGGCGTAGCAATGATCGCAGCCGGGGCCGACTTTGGCACAACCAATCCACGGATTAAAAGTGTGATCGGTCCAGGCGATTCCGCTGTTCTCAGCCATGAGCCCCGATCCTTTCTCCAGCCGGGCCGCTTCGCGCGTCCGCCTCCCCGCCGATCTCCCGCAAAAGCTCTTCCGCCAGCACCCGCAGCGCGTGGGCTGCGCCATCGGCGCGTTTGGTCGTCGTCCGCGCCTCGACGCCGTCGGCGACCCGCAGCGCTTGATCGATCGCGAACAGCAAGCCGGCGCGATAGCCGGCGGCGAATTCGGCCCTCATGCCGCCTGCCCTCGCCATAGCGCGATCGCCTCGCGCCAGTTCGCGGCGCCGAGCTTTTGGCAGATCACGCCCGAGCGCCGCTGCGCCGACTTCAGACTGATCCCAAGGCGCGCCGCTGCCTCTCGGAGATCGCGAGCTTCGCTCTGAAGCGTCCGCACAAATTCGGCCTCCGCTGGCGTCAACGCGCCCGGATCAACCACATGCCGGGGAGGAATCGAGAGCGCCATCAAATCCTCGTTCTCTCAGTCGTCAGAAAGATGCTCGTGCGCAACTGGCAGAAATTGTGGGTATCGACGTCGACGAGCTCGACGCTGACGCCGACCTCCTCCTCGAGATCGAGCAGTATTTTCTGGATGGCCTCTTCGGCCGCCGCGACGCGCGGGTCATTGTCGAGATCGCTGGCCATTTCTCACGCTCTCCCGTCCGCCTGCTTCGCCGCAGCCATCAGTCCCTTCATATGCGGGTTGAGGGCGTCGATCTGCTCAGGGCGCAGCCGATTGAACCAAGCATCGAATGCGCGGCGGCCTTCGAGCGACTTCGCACGCGCTGCGTCGAGGAGCTTTTCGTCCTCGGATCGGTTGTCGGGCTCGTCGGCAGCCGGCTCGACCGCGGAAGTAGCGGAGGAGTCCAGCCCTCCATCCACCACTCCCGCGGCCTGCGACGCCGTGTCATCTTCGGCGCCGGTCTCGGAATGCTCTTGCGTGACTTCGCCGGTTTCCTGGTCGTGGGTGATCGTGTCGGCTGGGCCGGCGAGCGCGTCGAGGCGCGCCGAGAGTCCGCGCGGCGCGGTCCCGTCAGCCTTGGTGCTCGCTTTCGCGGCATCGAACTCATAGAGCTCGTCGTCACGCCGAACGAGGTCGTCGAGATCGCTGGACATTGGTAGACGCTTCGAAAGCCGGCGCAGGACGGTCTTCCGGGCCATTTCGTCCCACCAGTCTTTCCACGGCCCAGAGCCCCCGGCGCGCGACACTGAGCGCACCCTCTCGACTTCGGTGACGGTCATCACCTCGCGATAGATCCCGCCATCCTTCGTCTTCGCGATGGCGTAGACGAGCCTCGGCCTGCCGCGATCGTCGAGCGCCGGGCGGTGGGTGATCTTCTCCTCGTCGCCGAGCGAATATTCGAACTCGTCGTTCGAGTAGGCGACGTAGGCGCTGATCGATAGCAGCTCGCCGCTGTTGCGGACCTTCTTCAGAATGCCGCCAATCATCGGCATCCACTGGACCTTGTTCTTGAAGATCACCAGCGCGCCGTCGCGCCCGTCCGGCAAAAGCCCGTCCTGCGCCGCCTTCATTGCCGATTGGAACAGCGAAACGCGATCGGCGCCGAGCAAGTCCGGGTTTCCGGTGACGGCCGTATTGATCACTCGCATGAACCTCTCGACCGGAATGTGCGCCGGGAGCGCCATGCGGAACTCGCTTTCGCGGTTCATGACCTGCGACTTGAAATCCGCGACCTGATCTCGGCGCGCGACTTGTGTGCTCATGATGCTTTCGCCTCTTTGATTTTCACAGCTCTGAATGAATAGGGCTCGATCGTCTTCGCCTTCACGCGCGTCGTTTTCGCCTCGATGATCCGCCCGTCTGGCAGACGGCCGCGCACTGCATTCTTGAGGAGGAATCGCAGCTCGGCGTCGATCGTCGCTCGAGCCTCTTCGGCCGCGCGAGCCGCCTTCTCAACGGCAAGAAAGTGCTCGCGCAATTCAAGCTTCTGGAATAGGTCGTCGGTCGCAGCGATATCGGTTTCCGACCCATCGTCGTCACGGTAGAGGTTCGCGATCAGCTTCCCGTCTCGGCCGAAATCCGGATCGTAGGGCTCGCCTGCCTCGACCCGTCGCCAGAACTCGGCGACAGCGGCGCGGAGCCGCGCCATGATCCCCGCTTTGATCGGGATATCGATCAGCGGCATTTCGACGCCGTGCCCGACGACGATCGGCGCCACAGCCGCCCACCGCGCGCCGACGAGTGTCGCTTCGACGATCGCCTGCACTGCGATCCACAGCGGCGGCTCTATGTCGCCGTCGTCGTTTTTCCATTTCTTGCGAAAGATGGACGCCTCGACGCTCTTGATCTGAACGATCCCGAGCCCGCGCTGCGGATCATTTACGATTGCGTCAGGCGTACAGCCGATTCGCGCCGCAGGATCGCGGTAATAGACACGCGCATCACCAGCGTTGTGCCGAAGCATCCAGTTCGGATTCCGCCGGCGGAGCAGTCGCACGGCCGGCTCTTCCATGAGCCAGCCGCGAAGGATCGGCCCCTCATCGTCGATCGGCTCCGGCTCGATCGCTCCGATCGCGAGCATGTAGAGCTGGTAAGGCGTCACGTAGGCGTGCTGGTCTTCCGGGTCGCCCGCGCCGAGCAGCGCCGCCGCAACGCTGGCCGTGATGTCTTGGCGGCGCAACGCGTGCCACGTCTCGTCGTCTGGGCACGAGATACGCTGAACGCCGCTTGGTGCCACCTGATCGACCACAATGGTCGCCGCGGCGCCGAGCGAGGTTTGGGGGAAGGTCGCGATCGTCATTCGCCGATCTCCCGCACGTTGAACGCCACGATTTCGATCGTATCCGCACGCGCCTCGACGCTCTCGACGAGGAGATCGTGCTCGGCGCAGAGCGCGGTGATGATGCGCGCGATCTCCGCTTCGGCCGCTTCGACAGCGGCGCGTTGGGGTTGAGAGAGGCCGGACATCGTCACACCTCCCCTCGGGCTTCGGCGAGGGCAGCGATTGCTTTCCCGTGCGCCGCAATCTGCGCGTCCTGCTCGAGACGCGCCTCGCTTCCAGGGAAGCCGATGTTCTTGGCCGTGAACGGTTTGAACGCAGCGACCATATCCGCGAGCGCGTCATAGACGGCTGCCGCCCGTGCGAAGAGCTGCGCATTTGCCATCGCGTTCGGGCCGCAATTGACCAATGCGACCCAGGCGTCTGTTCCGCCTTCGCCGCAGACGATCGGGAATTTCCCCTCGCCTTGGTCGACAACGTGCAGCGTCTCCCTCGTGAATTTCGGTTCTTGCATTGTCCGCGTCCTCAAAATGGAAGTTCGTCGAATCGATCGCGCAGGCCGGTAAGATCGAACGGCCAACGCACGATCGGCGAATGCTCGCCGCAGCAATCGTCCGCGAAGGAGAACGGCCACGCCGCCAGTCGAGTGCGGAAGTCGACGAGAGGCGCGGCGCGCCGGCATAGGCCGGTGGCGGCGAAATCGTATCCGCGCGCCGTCTCGCTATTGTCCCAGTGCTTGCAATCGGCGCACATCGGCACGGCCGTCACTCCGCCGCCTTCGGCAACTCAGCGCGCGCCTTGAGCAAGCGCACTTTTTCGGTGAGCCCGTCGAGTGTGGCGAGCACATCATCGAACGTCAGCGGATCGATTTCGCGATTGAGCAGTTCGGCGGCGTCAGCCTCGCACATGTCGAGCAGTCGGCCGGCGAGCACGAGACGCTCATAGGGACTTCCGGCTATCTCGCGACGGAAACGGATCGCGTCCGAAAAGAGATTGCACCCGATCTCCTCAAGCTTGCTCGCGAAGCCGTCGATCGTCGCATTGAAGCCAGGGATAAGGCTCTCGAACAACTCGCGATCCGAGGCCCGCGTAGACGGCGAAGTGCTGACGGGGAATGTCATCGCGCGACTCCCGTCTGAGCGTGATTGAGAGTGCTGTGCTCGACCGCCGGGTTCCACGGCACGACGCCGGCCTCGCGCATGTCATCGATGATGCGCTCGTGGATGCGATCGTTCTCGCGCTGGCGCAGCGCGTCGGCGATCAGCCGCCATAGCGGATTGCGGCGGTCGAGCAGCGCCGAGCGCGTGACCCAGCGGCCATCGACCTTCGCAGAGGCGTCGATTTCGATGCGGAGGACGGCCCAATCGTCAGAGCCGTAGGAAATGGTGGCGCGCCCCCAGGCGCAGGCCTCGAACTGGCAGAGGAGACCGTCGACGGTCTTGACGCTGCCGAGTGGCAGCTCTTCGAAGGGAAACTCGATCTCACGCATGGCTCACCTCGGTTGGTGAGCCATAGTTACAAGCATACTTGTTACTAGTCAACAATTATAATTGTTATTTTCCGTCGCGGCGCTGCTCATGCCCGGTTAAGCCGATGACTTTTCCGCTTCTTTTCGCGATTTCCTCCTGCACCAGCTCCCAATGTCCGTCAGGCCGATTCCCATCGAGGATGTCGCCGTGGATCCGCCACCGCATGCTTGCGGCGGAATAAGCTCGAATGCCGAATCGGGCGATCAGGTCATCAGCGTCTCGAAGAACGAGCGTGCGATACTCGCGCCTGCGCCTCCACCATCCGAACATTAAAATGTTCCTCGAGATCGCCGACTACGGGGACTTGGTACGAGGTCTGCGTGCACCGAGCGCTCTGACCTCAAGTTCAGCGGCCTGCTCCGCGCCGTCATTCGGCCCTTCCGCCGTACATCGCGCTGTCGGCGGGCTTCCGCAGGTCCGGCCAATGTCTGCCCATCCTACGCAGCGACCATTGGGGCCTCGATAACCCGGCCCACCTCGGCAGCCGCAACCGCTACAAGCGTTTGCGACCGAAGTCATATTCAAAAACGCCACCAAAACAGTGGTCGCGCCGACTAAACAAAGAAGTGGCCACATATCTGCCCTGTGCATCAAAACACCGTGAAACGCCCCACGTATCTGCCGATAATCCGAACCTCGTCGATCGTCGCCTCATACGGAGAATATTGAGGATTCGCCGAAATGAGACGAATGCGCATTGGATCACTTCCGCGCACCACTTCGACCCGCTTCACGACAACGCTCAGACCGTCCCACAAAACGAAAATACCCTCTGGGCTCGGCGTCGTGTCGCGGAGATCAGCGAAAACTCTATCCCCCGGAAAGAGCGAAAAGGCCCGGCTGTCGGGGTTGAGCATCGAATCGCCGATGACCTCGAAAATCCGAATATGCGAAGGCGAAGCGTGAAGCATTTCGCGGACGACTGCTTGCGGAATGACCCATCGATCTCGGACGCCTTCGGCTTGATATGAATTCCCATCGCCGTCGCTGACATAATAGGCGCCCGTCGACACCCCGCCGCCGCCGGCACCGGCTCGTACCTCCGCCTCCAGAATAGCCCCTTCGTCCTTGTTAAAGCCGAGATCGGCGTCCACCGCCGACTCGAAACGCGGCGGTTCGACCGCCTCGGGGGCAGGCCCTTTCCCATCGCGTAGCCATGCAAGTGGCGCCTTCAGCACCTCCGCGATAGCGGCGATTTCCGCCGAGCTGTGCGAGTCGCCTGATTCAAGGGCTCCGTATGCCTGCTGCGAAAAAGCACGCCCGCGCAGTTTGGCTACTGCGCGCGCCACGGCAGCCTGGCTGAGGCGAAGCTGTTTCCGACGATGTTTCAACCGGTTCGCGAGCGTGTCCATAGCTCGTGACGATACAAGGGTGCTTGTAGCGTCGCTCGACAATTCTGCTTGTTGACAAGTAACAATCATTCTTGTTATATCCGCACCATGGACACAAGCGGACTCCTCAAAGCCATCGAGATCAAAGGATCCCAGGCCGCCCTCGCGGAGAGCATCGGCGTGTCGCAGCAGACGATTTCGAATTGGCTCAAGAAAACGAAGGCCGGCATCGCGGCCGAATATGTTTTGCCAATCGAGCGCGAGACTGGCGTCCCGCGCCATGAGCTACGCCCGGACATCTACCCGCCTCCTCAGCCAATGGAGGCTGCATGACGAACCGCTCCATAGTCCTCACAATCGTTCTCGCGTTCGACGCTGCAGTCGTCACCTACCTCGCATCACTGATTGCGGGAGCGCTCCGATGATCCGTGTCATTCCTCTCGCGCCCAACGAACGCCGCGTGCTCGAACTGCGCGCCAGCGGCGCGACCTACGGCGATATCGCCAGCGCCGAGGGGCTCACCATCAACGATGTGCTCGCAGCGATCGGCATCATCTGCATGAAGCTCGACGTAGGGTCGGAACAAGAGGCCGTTCGCGCATTCACTGGAGAAGACCTCGAGACAGCGTTGCGCGCCGAGCACGAACGCCGGTTCGGCGCCGAGCAAGAGGCGGCCTGAAATGCTCACGGCAATCATTTCCTTCCTCGGCGAGGCGATCCGCGACGCCGCCGCGACAGAATACGAGCCGCTCATCGAGCGGACCTGAGTTCCGGGTGCTCCCGGATGGCGCGCGCCGCAGCGCTTAGTGCGGCAGACGCAGCGAGATGACCTCTCGTTCCGTAGCCCTCCTTGGGCGTTTCCTCCCAAACTTCCCCGGCGCTCCGGCGCCGGGGCTCTTTTCGCAAGCGTGTAGCGCCCGCGTTCCGTCCGATTCAGGTCACGCGCACGGACGGAGGGCAACCCAGAATGCAGCGCGGGAAATACGGGGCATGACAAAACAGCGCGACTACGGAACGACGAAGGACATCGTGACGCGCCTGGTCGACGAGGCTGGCGGCGTGAAGCGCGCGGCCTTCCTGCTCGAGCGCGCGGTGTCGCGTGTCTACGAGTTGTGCGACCCGGCTTGCCCCGACCAGATGTCCTACGACTTCGTGCGCAAGCTCTCGGAGTTCTGCGGCTCGACCGCCGCGGCCGAAGACCTGGCGGCCCTCGCCGGCGGCGCCTTTATGCCGATCACGATCGACGACGGCGACCTCTCGCGCATCGCCGCCGACAAAGCCCACGAACACGGTCGCGTCACGACACAGCTTTTCGTGGCCCTGGGCGACGGCAAGGTCACCCCGGACGAAGCGCGAGAACTTTTGAAGCAGGTGGACAGCGAGTTGCGCGCGCTCATGGCGCTGCGGGCGAAGCTCGTTTCTCTAACGAAGGGCTGAAAAAATGACCGAAGAGGCGGCGACGAAGGTCGCGAACACGAAACAGATGATCGCTCTCGCGAAGGCATTCAACCAATCGAAAACCAAGGTGGCGTCGATCAACGGTGAAATCGGCGAACGCATCGCCAAAGCGGTCGAGAACGGAAATCTGCACGCCAAGGCGTTCAAATTCAACTGCGCCCTCGCGCGGATGTTCGAAAAGGACGACCTCAAAGCGCGTGAATTTTGGCGCAGCCTGATCCTCTATCACGAAGAGTTCGAAAAGAACGGCCTCTTCGGCGAGCAGCACGTCGGCGACATCGAGGAGCTCGCGCGCAAGGCCGAGCAGGACGAGCGCGACGCCGAGACGGCGCAGCTGGAAGCGAACGGCAAAGCGATCATGGAAGGGATCAAGCCGCTGTCCGAGGCGGACAAGGCGTTCGACGATTCGACCGCCACGAAGCCGTCTCGGCGGCGGCAGAAGTCGGAGCCGGCTCCCGAGCCAGCCGCCGAGGAAATTCCCGGCAGCTACCGATATCAGTGAGGTCTTCAAGTGCGGATCGCAGCGCTCGACATCGCGACGGTTTGCGGATTCGCCTTTGGCGACGCCGGTGCGATCCCGCAATCCGGCAGCGTTCGCCTGAAGCGCCCTGGCGAGCCTCCCGAGATCGCCGCATTCAACATGCGCGCATTTCTGCGCGACCGCTTCACGCTCGAGCGCTTCGACATCCTCGCGATCGAGCACTTCCTCAATCCGGCCGCACAAAAATCCGCCGACGCGGTGATCCTGCAGATCATGTGCTTCGGCGTTGCCGTCGCCGAGGGCATGGCGCGCGGAATTCGGATCGAGGCGCCCTATCCATCGACTGTTCGAAAGCATTTTCTCGGGCGCGCGAACATGGGCGAGCGCAAGGAGACCAAGGCGGCCGTGCTCAATCGGGCCAAGGCGCTCGGCTACGTCCCGCGCGATTGCGGCGACGATAACAGGGCGGATGCCTGCGCCCTCTTCGACTACGCAGCAGCCACCTACGCGCGCGTGCCGCCGCGCGATCTTGTTTTCTTCGGGGAGGCCGCCAATGGCTAATTTCCCTTGGGGCACGCGGCCAAGCGTCTGCCTGAAGGCGCGGATCGAAGATGCGCGCAATTCTGGCACCCGCCAAGCGAAGCGCGCGAGGGCGGCATGAGTGCGACTCTCACCCAGCAAATCGAGGAAATCCAGCTCATCATCATCGGCGGTGAAGACTGGCTCGAGCGTGCGCAGAGCAGGAACTTTAAACGCTCGCCCGAGGCGATTGAGCGCCGCGCCCAGCGGCTCGTCGTCCAGGAGGCCATTCTCAACACGTTGACCCGTTTACGAGAGGCCGAAGAGCCTCGGAAGGCGGCGCGGCCATGACCGAAGCGTCCGCCCGCACGCGCAAGAGCCACGTCTGGAAACGCGACGCGCTCGACTGGTACGTAGAAGAGACCCGGGCGAGCGCCGCGCTGTTCGAGGTCGAGCGCTTCGTCGGGGCGATCTGGGATCCTGCATGCGGCGGCGGCAACATTTGCGACGAGGCCGCTCGGCGCGGCTATATCGTCGTCGGTTCCGACATCGCCCGGCGCGTCGAGAACAAGGTCTGGTGGTCGCGTACCGGTACGCGGGACTTTTTGACGGACGCCAGCGCGCCGCTCGCCCCGAACATCGTGGTAAATCCGCCATTTTTCCGGGGAAAAGGAACAGAGGCGTTCATCCGCAAGGCGTTGGCGCTCGCGCGCGGCAAGGTCGCCGTCTTCGCTAGTATTGGCTTTCTCGCCGGGGATGCTCGGGCAAGCGGCCTCTATACCGAGCACACGCCGCATCGGATCTGGCATGTGACGCCGCGCGTTTCTTGTCCTCCAGGTGAATGGCTCGCAGAAGGGAACAAGGCCGGCGGCGGGACGGATGATTGGGTCTGGCTCGTCTGGGATTTGACGGCCCCGTGTGTCTCCTTTGCGCAGACGGGATGGCTGCGGAAGTCGGCCGCAGCCAGCAAAGGGCGGGAGAGCGCAACATGAGCGCAACATCTCTCGTTCGCAAGGAGTCGATCGAAGAGCTTTGCGGCCACCGGGCGCGCGCGCTCGAGCTCTACGCGCAGGCTTATGACGTTCTGGTCGAAGCTGGCCGGGCAGTCGATCGCGCCTCGCCGACCGGGCTTTTTCAGATCCCAGAGACCGGCTATCGCGGCCATGCGCTGTTCGATATCCGCGCCGGCCGCGACGAGTGGGCTGTCCTCATGCGGAAAGCCGTCGACCGGTCTGTCTGGACGCATCTTGCGAAGCTGACCGAGCTGGAAAAGCTCATGGATCGCCAGGCGCACGACGAGTTCCGTAAGCAACTCGACGCCGATCCCCCGGAGGCGACGCCCGAGAACTGCTTCGCGACAATTCAGTCCTTCCTCGGACAGGCCGACGATATCTTCAAGCGCGGAATCGCGAACGTCTTCTCGGCGCTCGATCGGCGGTTCCGATCGCATGACGGCTTCAAGGTGGGATCGCGGATCGTGCTCACAGGTGCGTCTCCGGAATGGTCGTCTCTGACCTCCGGGCGCCATAGCGAGACGCTCCGGGATGTCGAGAGGACGTTCTGCGTATTGGGCGGGAAGCGCAATCCAGAATGGGCCGACTCGTTCATTCGTCGCGCAAGCGATGCGACGCGCAACGTTCCGAAGCCGGCAGTCTTCGAAGACGAATATTTCAGAATTCGCATCTTCAAGAATGGGAACGCGCACCTTTATTTCCTGAGAGACGACCTCGTCGAAGAGGTGAATCGTCTGCTCTCCGAATATTACGGCGCCGCGCTCGGCGACGCACGCCAGCGTGAGACACACGAACCGAACCGGACTCCAGCGAAGAACGACGGCGGGTTTTTCGAGACGCCAACTCCGCTGGTCGAGCGCGTGCTCGAGGAAGCCGGAATGTGGGCCGGTCGTGATTGCTCGGAGCTGCGCGTGCTCGAACCAGAGGCCGGGCTGGGGCGCATCGCCTATGCCGCGGCGGCGCTCGGGGCAGACGTGACGGCGATCGAACTCAATGCTCAGAGAGCGCGCGAACTGGCGGCAGGCAGGAAGTGCCGGGTCTATTGCCGAGACTTCTTCGACGAGACGCCAGCGACGCTCGGCCTTTTCGACGCCGTGCTCATGAACCCGCCCTTCGACGGCCAGCGCGACATCGACCACGTCATCCACGCCTGGAGCTTCGTGAAGCCCGGCGGAGTCCTCGTCGCGATCATGTCGGCTGGCGTCGAGCTTTCGACGACTAGGCGGGCCGTCGCCTTCCGGGAGTTGGTCGAGACGAACGGCGGTCGGTTCGTCGACTTGCCGGCGGGGTCCTTCAAGGAGTCCGGCACGATGGTCAACACCGTCATGCTGACGATGCGGAGGAAGACCGCATGACTATTCACTACCACGGCACACCGATCACGCCGTCTCGCGTTTATGCCGAATTGGGTGGACGACACTTTTGCGTGTCGTTTGCCAATCCGCGCGACGTTGAGCGTGTCCATCGCATCGGTCAAAGCGTCATGTTGGACAACGGTGCTTATTCCTTGTGGCGATCTGGACGCGCGACGAAGTGGCCTGAGTATTACGCATGGGCTGACAGTTGGCTCGACTATCCGACAACCTGGGCTGTGATTCCGGACGTCATTGGAACCGGAGCCGAGGAACAGGACGCGTTGCTACGCGAATGGCCCTTTGGAGAGAAAGGCGCGCCCGTCTGGCACATGGACGAACCCATCGATCGGCTCGTGAAATTGACAGACACATGGCCTCGCGTCTGCATCGGATCATCGGGCGTCTATGCCGTCGTTCTATCGGATCGATGGACACGACGCATGGACAGCGCCTGGGAGGCTATGAGCGCGCGGCACCGTCGTACGCCTGTGATCCACATGCTGCGCGGGATGCAATGCAGCGGGCGACGCTGGCCGTTCGCCTCGGTCGACAGCACTGACGTCGCGCGAAATCATAACTGCCCCCATAATTCGGCGCGCCGGATGATGGACCGCTGGGATCCGTCGCAATGCCGGCCGTTATGGACGCCGCCTGATCGGCAGATTGAACTCGATATCTGCGAAGCGGGGGGCGGCCTATGAACGCCCACGCGCCCTCTCAAGACGCCGCACTCCCGATCTGCATCGAAGCCGAGCAAGCCCTCCTCGGCGCCCTACTCCTGAACGAGCACGCGCTCGCCAATGTCGGCTTCCTCGAAGCCCGTCACTTCGGCGAGGACCTTCACGCGCGCGTCTACTCGAGCATGCTCGAGCTGGCGGGCGCCGGGCGGAAGGTCTCGCTCATCACCGTCGGGGCGCAGCTGGCCGACCTCCAACTGCCCGAGGGGGCGCCGCCGATCCGCGCCTATCTCGCGACCCTCGCCCGAGAAGCGACCACGATCGCGGACGCGCCAAGCTACGCCGAGATGACCGTCGACGCATGGGCGCGGCGCGAGCTGATCGCGCTCGCCGGCGCCGCGGCGGACGCAGCGCGCTTGCCGGGCGTCGGACGACTGCAGGCGACGCTCGACGAAATGGACGCACGGCTCGTGACCCTGCGAAACGACGCCGCTCCGCCGATCGCGCGCAACGGCGACCTTGTCGGCGGCGTCGACGCCATCCTCGACAATATAGAGGCGATCCAGCGCGGCGACGCTTTGCCCGTGCCGACGTCGGGCTTCCTCGACATCGATCGACGGCTCGGCGGAGGCCTGCGCCGCGGACGGCTGATCGTGATCGCCGGTCGCCCCGGCATGGGAAAGACGATCCTGAACGTCGCCATGGCGCGCCGGACCGCGCGCAAGGGCTTTGGCGCGATGCTTTTCTCGCTCGAGATCGATCGCGACGAGATCACCGCCCGCATGCTCGCCAATGCGCTCGGCAGCTCGACCGTCCCACTCGACTACCGAGACATTCTGAGCGGCAAGATCGAGCCCGGCGACGTTCCCCGCCTACGAGAGTTGCGCCAGCGATTCGCCGCCATGCCGCTCGCGATCGACGCGACGCCAGGCTTGAAAATCGCGCAGGTTGAGGCGCGCACAAAGCGAACGGCAATGCAGTTCGAGCGCGAAGGCCGTCGTCTCGATCTCGTGCTGATCGACTATCTCGGCCTGATCCAGGTCGAGGACCGTTATCGCGGCAACAAGGTCGCCGAACTCGGCGATGTGGCGCTCGGCGCAAAGAACATGGCGAAGCGGCTCGATGTCAACGTCGTGCTGTTCGCCCAGCTGAGCCGAGCGGTCGAGAGTCGCGACAATAAGCGTCCGATCATGTCCGACCTTCGCGACTCGGGAAACATCGAGGAGCACGCCGACGCTGTCGGGCTCCTCTACCGACCAGCCTATTACGACGCCAAGGATCCTCGAATGGCACGCGGCGACTCCGAATTCATCGCGCAGGCCCTGGCTCGCGCCAACGATCTCGAGATCGTCTGGGACAAGAACCGCCTGGGTCCGACCGGGACCGACACTCTCTATTGCGATGTCGGACGGAATTTCGTCGACAATGGAGAGCGGAAATGGTGAACGTCCCCCCTGCCCCTCTCGTGCCGCCGGACGTCGATCTCCGCGACTTCGCCTTCATGCCGCTCGACGTTGTGCGCCTGCGCGACAGCGATATCTCGGCCAAGGCGACAGCCGAAGAGTTCCGCTGCGCGGTGCTGCTCTGGTGCGCCTCCTGGCATCAGGTGCCCGCGGGGAGCCTGCCGGACGACGACGCGATCTTGTCCAATCTCGCCGGCTTCGGGCGCGCGGTCGGCGAATGGAAGAAGCACCGCGACGGCGCGCTCTGGAAATGGATCAAATGCAGCGATGGGCGGCTCTATCACCCCGTTGTCGCAGAGAAGGCGGTCGAGTCGTGGCAGGCGAAAAAGCGCCAACGTGACAGAACAGAGGCAGCGCGCGCTGCGAGATTGTCGCAGAGGCCATCCTCGCCAGTGACAATCGATGTGACTGAACAAGTGCCACGCGCGGCGCGATCGTCACAGCCACCGAACGAGCCAGTGACAAACTCTGTAACAGAGAGGAAAGCGCGCAACGAGCGACTGTCACAGACCCACGCTGACGATGTGACAGAGATTGTTACAAGCTCCAAGGGACAGGGACAGTACAAGGGACAGGGAGAAATAGATAATCTCCCAGCACAGCGCCCTGTCCCCCGCGCACCCGCGGAATCTGATCGTCCTGAATCTGAACGGCCGCCCGACCCCGGCGCTGCGCCAGCAAAATCCGAACTCGATCGCGTCGAGGACGCCTGTCGCGCTGCGCTCGGCTCAGCGCAACCGCAGGACCTCGTCATCGGTCCGATGGTCGAAATCGTTCGGAAATTCGGGCAAGAGCGCGTCTCGCTGTGCCTTGCCTCGGAAGCCCGGAGACCCCGCGAGAAACCGATTCGGACCTGGAAAATCTGGGCGCGGATCGTCGTCGAATCGATCGGCTCCAGCGCGTCTCCAGCAGGACCGGCAGAGCGCCTGATCTCGCTCGGCTTCGGCGGCGTCGAAATGCCCGAGGCGAATCTCGCCGCTGCGATCGAACGCTGGCGGCGCGCCCCGGCGTCGTGGATGCGGAATGTCTGGGGTCCTCCCCCCGATGAGAACAGGACCATTCGGAAATTCGCTGCGGAGCGAGGAATCGAGCTGACGAAAATTGGGGATGCGGCATGAGCGCCCCGCAACGTGAAATCCCGGTTCGGCGCTGGTCCATCGAACGCGTCCGGCTCGAGATGCGGCGAGCAATCCCCGGCCCCGACGGCCGCGTGCTGCCTGGTCCGAAGTTCTGGCGTGACGTCGTCGTGTGGCGACGAGGCGGCGATCGGTCTGCGGTCTCGATTTCGAGCGCGGAATGGACAGAGATGGTTCGGGAGGCGGCGTGATGGTGGCGCAACGAAAAAATTACGGGCGATACGATCGCGTCGAGGAGGCTGTGCATCCGGGGCCGGCGCTGCCGCGTGCGCCGAAGCGGATGAAGGAGAAGGTCGAGATCGTCGTTGCTGCCGTCGATGATCCGAACCCGCTTGGTGGCGAGAAGCTGCGGCGCCAGCGTGTCGCGGTGAACGTTGCGCGCGATACGCTTGAGCGGGAATACGCCTACCACCGCATCTCGACCGCTGCCTATCAGGCTGGGCGGACCTTCGAGCGCATCCTCGAGGCGGCGCAGATCGGCGCAGGTTCGGCGTCGCTCGAACGGTCGGGGGGCGCCGGCGATCACGAGGCCATGGTGGCAAAGGCGATGGATCGGGCCGAGGCCGCCGTCGAATTCGAGGCTCATGTGCGATCGGCATGCGGCCAACATGGCGCGCTGATCCTGCGCGCAATTCTAGGCGACGGGCAGAGTTTTGCACAGATCGCGGCGGCTGAGGCCCTTGGTGTCAAGCGAGGACCAAGCAAAATCGCGTGCGAGTTTCGAGAAGCGCTAATCGCACTTGCTAAACACCTCGAGGGGCAATGCGGCGGTTTGACACTTTGATTTTAGCCCTCGATGATCAACCACGCTCTTTTGGTCGCTCGGAAGGGGAGGGGCAGATGCGTATGTGGTCAATCTTTAGCACGATAATAATTTTGGGTGGCATGGAAGCCGCTATCGCAGCGGAAATAGATTGTGGCGCCCCGCCAGAGCTGTCTGGATTGGCAGAAAAGACAGAAACAACGATTAAAAACCTAGAGGGCCAGGCCGATCTACTATCAAAATTAGTCGGAAAAGTAGAACTTGGTGGAACTGTTAAAACGGCCAGGAAGAATATTTATCAAACATCCGACCTTGCGATTGCCGAACAAAAAGATAGATATTTATACTATTTGTTTTGCATAATTGTCGTTCACGATAAATCTATTGGCGCAATCGAAAAAATAAGGGCTCTGAAAGAATTTAGAAAGCCAATTACTGGTGATTTACGTGGTATTATTACGGTAATAGGTGGAAAATATCTTTATAAAAATGATCCAGATTGGCGTTTCGAAGCTCCTGCCGGTGCGATAGTAGAGGCTATTGGGCTAAATTGTCCAGCTGTTGTCAAATCTGGTAGTATTCAGACGCCTATTCGAGACGGCGGAAAAGCGCCTATCATTGGGGATGATGGAGAGACCGTCCCGGTCTTCATTAGCTTCAGTCCATATGAAACTCAGTGCCATGGAAAGTTCCAGGTATCGGCACCTCGATAAAGCTTTTTGACACAGGGGGGCAAAACGGCTATCTATGATTATTGAGAAGACGCGCGCCCGGAGCTGGAGACAGCGGCCGGGCGTTGTCGTTTCTAACCTCTAAAGCCCCCGAAATTCCCAATTCTCCAGCCCTGAAAAGGGGCGGGAGCCGGGGCGCGCCAACGCCCCAAGCCGCGAGTCTTGACCTCGCATGACCGAAAGCCGGCCGGACATCCGGTCACCCCGCCACCGCGCGCGACGGCGGGGCAACTTGGCTCATCGTCATGCAAAATTCCGTTACCGACCTGGCCGTGGAGGCTTGGCCGATCGAGCGCGTACGCCCCTATGAGGGCAATCCGCGCATCATCCCCGAGGCCGCGATCAAGAAGGTTGCGGCGTCGATCGAAACCTACGGCTGGCGTCAGCCGCTCGTCGTCGACAAGGAGGGCGTGCTCGTCGTCGGCCATGCGCGCCTGCTCGCGGCAAAGAGGCTGGGCCTCACGCATGTGCCGGTCCATGTCGCGGCGGACCTGACGCCCGAGCAGGCGCGCGCCTATCGCCTCGCCGACAATCGGACGGGCGAAGAGAGCCGGTGGAACCCGGACGCGCTCGACTTCGAGCTCCGCGAACTCGGCGCCGTCGGATTCGACCTCAAGCTCGCCGGCTTCGATCCTGTCGAGCTGCCCGGCGAGCCGCCGCAGTTCGAGACGGTCAGCTTCGACGCGGTGAAGCCGCTCGACGAGAAGAAGGCGGTCGCCTGTCCGAACTGCGGGCACCGCTTCCAGCCGTCATGACGCTGCGTCTCGACTGGGCCGGCTATGACGCGGCGACCTATGCCTGTCGGCATTGGCACTATTCGCGCGCGGTCCCTGCCGGCCGGCTGATCGTCATCGGCGTGTGGGAGCGCGACGCCTTCAAAGGCGTCGTGATCTTCAGCCGCGGCGCGACGCCGAGGATCGGCTCACCCTACGGGCTAACGCAGTTGGAGGTCTGCGAGCTGACACGAATCGCGCTTCGCGAGCACGAGGCGCCAGTGAGCAGGATCGTTGCGATTGCGCTGCGCATGTTGCGCAAGCGCTGCCCAGGCATGCGGCTCGTGATCTCATATGCGGCCGGCGAGCAGGGACATCACGGCGGCGTCTATCAGGCCGGCGGCTGGATTTACGAAGGGCCGAAGGACACCTACACGATGGAGGTGCGCGGCGAACATCGCCACGGTCGCAGCATCGGCGCGAAATACGGCCGGCACGATCTCGCGTGGTTACGGGAGAACGTCGACCCTGAAGCCAAGGCCGTGCGTGGGCTCGTGCGGCACAAGTATCTCATGCCGCTCGATGAAAAAATGCGGGCGGCGGTCGCGCCGCTCGCGACGACCTATCCGAAACGAAACCAGATTCGGGCGGAGACCCGAGGGGAGCCCGGGCACGGCTCCTAGTCCTCAGCGACGCTGATTTCCTCCCGAACATGCGTGCGAAGCAGGCGATGGCCGAACACCATTCGGCGCAGCGGCCGGGCAGCGCGGACCCGCACGCTCCAGGTCAGTGAAGGAGGCGACGAGCGGTATCCACGAGAAACCCGATAAATTCAGCTCGCCGCAGCGTCGCCCATATTAACGCGCGACATGAGCTGATTGCAGACGCCCAATATCTCGATCGAGCGCGAGCAAGACTCTTTCCAGTCGCAAGATCACGGCGAAACGATTCATCAAGATCGTCGAGTATTGATTGACGGTACCGTGGCAACGTCAATACCCCAACCAGGAACTCGGGAACGCGTGGCGGCTCTAAGTCCGCTCCTGACGACGACGCCCGATATAGAGTCGGTCGCGTAGTCAACCCTCGTATACGGTTTGCGACAATTACACGCTGATGATACCGCCATGACTCCGAAGAGAGCGCACACATAAAATTCCTCACCGCGTCAACATGTGTCCTCAGTGTGATCACGACAATGCTCCCTCGATCAAGAGACCAGCCCGCATCGCGTCGACAGCTGTTAGCGATCTCTGCAGCGCCGTCTGCCCAACTCCTGTAATCGTGAAATACAGCTTCTTCCGCCCGCCACGCGCGGCAGTCGCCTCACCTTCTCGGGACGTGATCAACCCACCATCCTCGAGCCGCTCGAGCACCGCATAGACGGACCCGAACGAATATTCCTTCCCCGTCCGCGCCTTGATCTCGTCGCGGATCGACACGCCATAGGCGTTTGGGTGCAGTCGCATGATGGCGAGCAACATCTGCTGCTCGACCAGGGTCAAATCGGTGGATTTCGCCAAGGAATCACCTCCGTTTCCGATTTCTTCGTAATCCTAGAATAAATCCCGAGAACGTCAAGGGCCATGGCCGGAAGAAAGCCGTTCGAGCCGTCAGAGGACCAGCGCCGGCAGGTCGAGGCATTCGCCGCCTACGGCATTCCGCAAGAGGACATGTGCAAGCTGCTCCTCAATCCGCGCACCGGAAAGCCGATCGACCTCAAGACGCTGCACAAGCATTTCCGCGTAGAGCTCGACACCGGCATGGTTCGGGCAAACGCGAAGGTGGCCGAGTCCCTGTTCCGCCAGGCTGTCGGCGCGGCCGCGCAATACGACGCCAACGGCAAGCTGATCCGCGCCGAGCAGACGCCCGTCGTCTCCGCCGGCATCTTCTGGGCCAAGGCGCGCATGGGCTGGAAAGAACGCGACGTGCATGAGTTCACGGGGGAGAACGGCGGCCCGATCGAAGTCGACGACGCACGATCCAAGCTCGCTGATCGCCTCGCTCGTCTCGCTGCCGCAAGCGCAGCGCGCGAAGGTTCTGGCGAGCCTCAGCCCGAGTGAGGCGCGGGCGCTCCTCTTCGACTGGCGCGCCTGGGCGCGGCCCGAGCAGCTCGCCCCTCCCGGCGATTGGTCCTATTGGCTCGTGCTCGCCGGGCGGGCTTCGGCAAGACGAAAACCGGCGCCGAGTGGGTCCGAGCAAAGAAGGAGACATGCGGGCGACTCGCGCTTGTCGCGCCCACCGCCGGCGACGCGCGCGACGTCATGGTCGAGGGCGAGTCGGGGATTCTCGCCTGCTCGCCGTCGTGGGACAGGCCGCATTACGAGCCGTCGAAACGCCGCCTGACCTGGAAGAACGGCGCCATCGCGACGCTCTATTCGGGCGAGGACCCCGAGGCGCTGCGCGGCCCGCAATTCGGCGCCGGCTGGGCCGACGAGCTGTGCGCCTGGCAGTATGCGCAAGACACCTGGGACATGCTGCAGTTCGGCCTGCGCCTTGGCCGCAATCCGCAATGCGTCGTCACCACGACGCCAAAGCCGATCCAGGTCTTGAAAGACCTGCTCGCCAACCCCGCGACCGTCGTCACGCGGGGCTCGACCTATGACAACCGCGCCAATCTCGCGGAAGGCTTCTTTCGGCAGATCATCAGCCGTTACGAGGGAACGCGTCTCGGCCGACAGGAACTGAACGCCGAAATCCTCGAGGACATCCCTGGAGCACTGTGGATGCGCAAGCTCATCGACGACACGCGGGTCCGCTCCTATCCGGACCTCGCGCGCGTCGTCGTCGCGATCGATCCGCCGACGACATCGGGAGAGAAGGCGGACGAATGCGGAATCGTCGTCGCGGGCCGTTGCGCCGACGGACATGGCTATGTGCTGGCCGACCACTCGTCGCACGGCGACCGGCCGGCGGAATGGGCTCGGCGCGCGGTGCTGGCCTATCAGATGTTCAACGCGGACTGCATCGTGGCCGAAGTCAACCAGGGTGGCGAGATGGTCGAGGAGATCATGCGTCAGGTCGACCCGACAATTCCATTCCGCGCCGTCCACGCGACGCGCGGCAAATATGTCCGCGCCGAGCCGATCTCGATGCTCTACGCGCAGGGCCGCGTGCACCACGTCGGCTCATTCCCGAAGCTCGAGGACCAAATGTGCGCCATGACGCCCGACTTCGACGCGGACAAAGCCGGCTATAGCCCCGATCGGCTCGACGCTCTCGTGTGGGCGCTGACCGACCTCATGACCGGGCATCGGTCGGAACCGCGGATTCGCCGCCTCTGATGTGGCCGTTCACGCGCCGCCGGGCGGACGCTCCGCTGACGGAAAAGATCGAACCGCCTCCGTTCGTCGCGCGCGCCACGCCCTACGTCGAACAGAAGGCCTCCGCCGTCGGCGCGCTGATATCTGCCCGCGTGCTCAACCTGCCGCAGTGGCCGCGCCGATCGTTCGAGAAGTCCGCCACAGAGGGCTATCAGCAAAACCCCGTCGTCAACGCCTGCATCTGGAAGACGACGCGCGCCGCCGCCGCGGTGCCGCTCGCGATCATGCGCGGCGACGAGGAGGTCGACATCCCGGAGCTGCGCACCCTGCTCCGCCGCCCGAACCCCGCGCAGGACGGCCCGGCCTTCGTCCAGGCGACGCTCTCGGACCTCATGCTCGCGGGGGAGTTCTTCGCCGAGCGGGTCGATTTCGGCAAGCAGCCGAAGGAACTCTATCGCTGGTCGCCCGCGAAGACGGCCGTGAGGCCCGGCGCCGATGGGTTCGCGGCCGCCTACACCTTCAAGGTCGGCGACAAGGAACGCACGGTCGAGGTCGACCTCTCCAAAGGAAACGTCCCGGTCCTGCATGTCCGCGACTACAACCCGACCGACGATTGGCGCGGACTCCCGTCGATCGATCCGGCGGCATTCTCGATCGACGCGCACACCGGCGCGCTGCGTTGGAATGTGGCGCTCCTGCGCAACGGCGCGCAGCCCTCGGGCGCGCTCGTCTATGATCCGAAGGAGGGCAGCGACAAGCTCTCGGACGAGCAGTGGGGGCGTCTGAAAGCGGAGCTCGAAGAATCATTCTCGGGCGCGAAGAACGCCGGTAGGCCGCTCCTGCTCGACGGCGGTCTCGACTGGAAGGAGATGGGCTTCTCGCCCAAGGATATGAATTTCGCGGAAGGCTTGAACAGCTCGGCGCGCCTGATCGCGCTGGCGTTCGGCGTGCCGCCGCTGATCCTCGGAATCCCTGGCGACAACACCTTTGCCAACTACGCCGAGGCGAACAAGGCTTGGTATCGCGAGACGATTTTGCCGCTGCTCTGGCAGTGGTGCCGGGCGATGTCCTGGTGGATCGCCCCTGCGTTCGGAAAGGACATCCGGATCGAGCCGGACACCGATGATCTCGAGGTGTTCGCCGACGAGCGCGCGGCCGAGTGGGACCGGATCGAGAAATCGACGTCGCTGACGATCAACGAGAAGCGCGAACTCCAAGGCCGCGCACCCGTCGCCGGCGGCGATGTAATCCTCGTCTCGTCGGCGCTGATCCCGCTCGAGGCGGCTGGCGAGACACCGCAGGGCGGCGCTGCACCCGAGGATAGTGCGACAGAGGACACCACCGGCGACGATGGCGACGAGGAACCTGCGGCGTGAGCGCCGTATCGCGCGCCATGTCCGTCTGGCGGCGTCTCATGAACGCGCTCTTGCGCACGATCTTCGCAAGATTTTCGCCCGCGCCGGGCGCGTCGCCGCCGCGCATGTCGCGGCCGGACAAGATCATCTCGCCGTCGCGGTTGTGGCTGGCTTCGAACCTGCCATCGCCAAAGCGCTTCGCGCGCGGTTGCATGTCGCGGCCATGGCGAGCGCGGAACTCGTCCTCGAGGAGCTGACGGGAGGCAAGGCGCTCGGCGAATTGTTCGAAGCCACCGCACCGGTGTTCGAACAGAAGCTGCTCTCGCTCTTCGATGTGGCCGAGCGCACCGTCCTCGACTGGCTGTCGCATCATGCGGCCGAAATGGTGCAGCGGGTGTCGCAATCGCTGAAGCGCCTGATCCGCGGATCCCTGAAACGGGGCAAGGAAGCGAACGAGCCGCCACGCGTGCTGGCGCGCCGAATGCGCGACGAGACCGGCGGCGAAATCGGGCAGAAGCGCGCAATCGTCATCGCCAGGACGGAAACGCACACCGCGACGCAGGTTGGCTCTGAGGCTGCGGCCCAGGCGACTGGGCTCGCGCTCGACAAAGAGTGGGGTGCGACCGAGGACGCCCGCACGAGACCGGCACACGCCGAGGCAGACGGGCAGACAGTCGACAAGAACGCCGATTTCACCGTCGGCGGTGAGCGTTTGCGCTTCCCCGGCGATCCGCGTGGGAGCGCCGGGAACATCATCAACTGCCGATGTGTGGCGCTCTGGGTTCCGAGGATTCCGAAATGACTACCGAAGTCAAACTCATATGCGAGGTATCGGCCTGGGTGCGCCCCGCGGTTCTCGCTCTCGCGTTCATGGCGCGGATCGGAATTCACCTCGACTATGGGGCGATCGTCGAGCGCATCGTCTCGCGTGGCGTCAAGGTGATCGTCGAAAGGAAAGCGTGATGAACGAACGTAAGCACGCGCTCGGCCTCAAGCATTTGCCGATCGAGTTCGACGCCAAGGCTGTGAAGGACGACGGCACCTTCGAAGGCTACGCCTCCACCTTCGGCAACGTCGACAGCGGCTATGATTGCGTCATGCCGGGCGCGTTCACCAGGAGCCTGCTCGAACGCCCGGCCGCGCGCATCAAGATGCTCTGGCAGCATGACCGGACCCAGCCGATCGGCGTTTGGACAGACGCATCGGAAGACAGCAAGGGCCTCTTCGTCAAAGGCGCACTGCTCATCCAGGCCATCAAGCAGGCCGTGGAATGCCACGCGCTCATGAAAGCCGACGTCATCGACTCCATGTCGATCGGCTACAAGACGATGGAGGCCGATTTCACGCAGAGCGGCGTGCGCCAGCTCAAGGAAGTCGGCCTATTCGAAATCTCGATGGTCACCTTCCCGATGAACGATCAGGCAATGGTGACGACCGTGAAAGAGTTCAACCCGCGCGAATGGGAAAGGGGCCTGCGTGACGCCGGCCTCTCGCGCGGCGACGCCGTGAAGGCTGTCGCATTTTTCCGAGAGCGCCTGCGCGATGCAGGCGAGAATGTCGCGATCGATCCGCGTGAGGCGGAGGCGGCGGCCTTGTCGACCGATGTGGTCGACGCCATGCGGAAGCTGCAATCCGCCTTCCGCTGATCTCACAGGATCGATGACATGACGGCACACGTCCGACTCCGCGGGCCCTACAACCCGCTGGAGCGCAAGGAAGAGGCGCCGACGAATCCCGAGTTCAAGAAGCTCGCCGATGAGCTGATGAACACGGTGGCGGTATTTCGGCAGAAGAACGACGAATCGCTCGATGAGCTTCGCAAGAAGAAAATCGACGACGTCGTTCTGAAGGAGCATGTCGACCGCATCAATGACGCGATCGACAAGGTCGAGAAGAAGCTCACGGACGAGCTGCTCGACATCAAGCGCAAGGCGATCTTCGAGGGCCAGAAGGACACGAAGAAGCCGGCGCCGCCCGAGCTCGAAGCCTACACCAAGAAGTTCGACGATTACCTTCGTGGCCGCTACGGCAGCGACGACAAGCCGCGCGACCTGATGGAGGCGAACAGGGCCGCCTATGAGGCCAAGGCGCTTTCCGTCGGCTCGGACGCGGATGGCGGCTTCACCGTCCTGCCGACGATCGAACAGACCATGACGGAGATCGCGGTCCTGGTCTCCCCAGTGCGGTCCGTCGCGAACGTCACGCAGATCAGCACCGACCGCGTGCGCTTTCCGGTCAATAAGCGCGGCACGACATTCGGCTGGAGCGGCGAGACCGATCCCCGCACCGCGACCGCGAATTCACAGCTCGCCGAGTCGGAAATCCCGGTCCATGAAATGTTCGCGATGCCGGGCGCTTCGCAGTCCTTCCTCGACGACACCTATATCGACGCCGAAAATTGGATCGCCTCAGAGGCCTCTCTCGCTTTCGCGCAAGGTGAGGGAGCGGCGTTCATCAAGGGCGACGGCAGCAAGAAGCCGACCGGCTTCCTGGCCTATCCGATCGTCGCCGACGGCTCCTGGTCATGGGGCAATGTCGGCTATGTCGCGACCGGCACCTCGGGTGGTTTCACCTCGCCCGCCGCCGGCCCGCCGATCGTTCAGGGTGCCGACGTGTTCGCGGATCTCGTGGCGGCGCTCAAATATATCTATCGCCCGAACGCCCGCTTCGCCGCGAACCGCCGCTCCGTCGCTGCGATGCGCAAGCTGAAGACGCTCTACGCCGATTATCTATGGGTGCCGGGCCTTCAGAATGGGCAACCTGCGAGCTTCTATGGCTATCCGCTCGTCGAGTTCGAGGACATGCCGGATATCGCGGCCTCGTCCTATTCGGTCGCCTTCGCGGATTTCAAGCAGTTCTATCGGATCGTCGATCGCGTCGGCATCCGCACGCTGCGTGATCCCTTCACGAACAAGCCCTTCGTGATGTTCTACATGACAAAGCGTGTCGGCGGCGGCATCAACAATTTCGAGGCCGGCAAGCTGCTGAAGTTCGCCGTTTCCTGAGATCGCCGGAACAGTCGCCGGCCGAGCCGGCGGCCCCTCGCAACGCTCTTTCGAAAGGCTCATCGCCATGATGCGCAACCTCTCCTCCATCATCAAGCCGAAGCGCTTGGTCGCGGAGGCAACGCTCACCTCGTCGGCAAGCGCCGTCGTCATCGATCGCGGCAATACGAACTCGCGCATTTGGGAGGCGATTCAGCTCGCCTTCCATGTCGGCGCCGGCGGCATCACCTTCAGCGGCACGAACTATCTGGCGCTGAAGCTGCGCGAATCCGACGATAATTCGACCTTCAACGTCGTCGGCGCCAACACGATCCTCTTCGGCGCCGAGAACCCCGCTGGCACGGCGTTCGCCCAGGTGCCGGACACGAACGGCTTCGTGCGCCTCATCAACGCCGCCAAAGCGGCCGCCGACACCGATCCGTTCCGCGTCGATTACGTCGGCTCGAAACGTTACCTCGAGGCGACCATCACCTTCGGCGGAACCCACGGCGCCGGCACGCTCGTCGGGCTCTGGGCTGTGCTGGGCTACCCGAACATCATGCCGGTCATCTGACGGCGGCTCATCATCGCGCGCCGGCTGTCTGGCGCGCCTCGCTTTCCAAGCTTCGAGGCTCTCATGCCCAAGACGATCAAAATGCTGATCGACAAGCTCGTCAGTCCCAACGGCTACGACACGGAAATGTGGCGTCAAAACGAGGTGAAGCGCAACGTCCCCGACGCGCTCGCCGACGATTTGACCCACTCTCAAACGCTCGCCGCCATCGAGGTGACGGGGAACAAGAAGACCGACGCCGAGGCCGAGGAAGACGCTCTCGCCGAGGCCGAGCGCCGCGCCAAGGAAGCCGCGGCGGCGCAAGCCCTCCAGGAGGCTGCGGAGAAAGCCGCGCTCGACGCCGTGAAGGCGGCGCAATCCGGCGGCGCCCCGAAGCCGCCGAAGGCTTGATCTCGGAATAGACGAAAGGACACGATCATGACCCAAGCTCAGGACCGATACGACGCCGCCGCGCAGCGGCATAGCGACGCCCTCCAGCGCGCCATCACCCGCGCCACGAGCTTCGTCGCCCTGGAAGCAGATAAGGCACAGTTGACGGCCGATCTCGCCAAGGCGCAGGCCGACTACAATGTGTTGCTCGAAAGGACGGCCGAATATCTCGACGCCTCCACGACCGCGCTCGAAGGCGCTGCGCAGATTCCGGCGGCCATTCCCGCGACCAGCGACCCGACTGCGGCTCCCGCTGCGGTCTCGACCATCAACCCCGCCGCGCCGCAGTCGTAATGATCTCGCAAACGGCGCGCCTTCGCCTCGTCACCGATGCGGCGAGCGAGCCTGTGACGCTGGCTGAAGCGAAGGCCTACGCCCGCGTCGACCTCGGCGACGACGATACGCTGATCACGGCGCTGATCGCCGCCGCGCGCCGGCGCGTCGAAAAGGAGACCGGGCTCGCCCTTCTCACGCAGAGCTGGGTCTCGGTCTTCGATCGCTGGCCGGATTCGACGAGCGGCGGCGGTCTCTCGTCTCCGTGGTGGGATGGTGTCCGCGAGGCGCCGCTCTCTATGGTCTCGCCATCGGGCGTCATCGAAATCTCGAAGCGGCCGTTCCAGGCGGTCACGCAAATCATGCTGCGCGACGCCTACGGCTCCTTCGTCGCGGTCGACCCCTCGATCTATTACACCGAGGTCTCCGACATGCGCGGGCGCATCCTCCGCGTGCTCGGCAAAATCTGGCCTGTGATCGTCATGGCGCCGAGGAGCGCGATCGAGATCAGTTTCACGGCCGGGTTCGACGCCGCCCCCTACTCCAACGCGCCAGACGATTTGCTCCTGGCGATCAAGATGCTCGTCAAGCACTGGTACGACAACCGCGAGCCCGTCGCAGAAGGCAAGGTCGGCAAGCTCCCGGCCCATGTCGATGCGATCCTCGGCTCGTATCGGGCGGTAAGGCTATAGTGAAAGCGTCGAATGTCGGCGCGATGCGCGAGCGCGTCACGATCCACGCCCAGACGCAAACCGTCGATGGCGTCGGCGATATCACGACGACATGGACACAGGTCGCGACCTGCTGGGCGCGGATGCGGCCGCTGAGCGCCGCCCAGGTGGAGCGCGCCGGCCGCGACGATGCGATTCGCCGTTACGAGATGACGATCCGCTATCGCACCGACATCGCGACCAACAGCCGCGTCATGTGGAGCGGGCGACGATTCGATGTGCAGGGCGTGACGGACGAAACCGAGCAGCGCCAATTCCTGACGGTCTATCTGGCGGAGATCAACGCATGATCGAGGTCGATATTCTCGACGATATCGCCAAAGGCGTCGAAAACGACATCATGGCGGCCATCCAGAAGGGCACGAGCGACGGGCTCATGGCTCTCGCGCTCAACGCGCAGGCCGACGCGCAGCGCAGCATCCTCAAGGGTCCAAAGACCGGCAAGCTCTATAAGCGCGGCGACACGATGCACCGAGCCTCGGCGGATGGAGAGGCGCCCGCGAATGATCTCAGCTTTCTCGTCGCCAGCATCAAGGCGGAAGAAACAGACGCGAATACGGTTGATCTCAAGGCGGATGCGCCCTACGCCATGGCTCTCGAATTCGGCACCTACGACATGGCCGCCCGCCCCTATCTCGGACCAGCCGGCGACAAGGCGCGGCGCCAGGGACCGGAGGTCATCGACGCGTATGTCAAGGCCGCCCTCAAATGATCGCGAGCCGATCTTCGGCGTGGAAGTCCTCGACTGCTATCTCGTCGAGGCGACCCGCGAGTCTGTCGTCGTCGGCACATGGGGCGAGACCAGGCAGGTCTCTTCCGAGTTCACCTTCGAGCGATTCCGTCGCTCGGGCCATTGGCGCATAGTTCACGCCGATGGCAGCGTCACAGCCGCTCGACGCGGGACGTTCACTCATCGCAGCGGTCCGATCGGCCCTGCTCGCGAATAGCACGCTCGCTGGCATGCTCGTCGGCAACAGGGTTATGACCTGGGCGCCGTCGAGCTGCCCGACGCCCTACGTCCAAATCGCGCATCGTTCCAATGACTGGTCGACGGCGACGGAGGACGGACAGGAGGTCGTTCTCGATCTCAACATCTATCACCAGCCGGATTCGCAGACCCCAGAAGCCGGCACAGCGCGCACGATCATGGGGCTCTGTCGGCAGACGCTCCACACTGCAAGCCTCTCGCTCGCCTCGCCGTTCAAATGCACGTTGATCCGCGTGACCAATGAGATCGGCCCCTATCGCGATCCTGATGGCGTAACGCTCCACGGCGTTGTGACCATTCGCGCGCTCGTCGACCACACTTGAGAATTCCCGCGCCGGCCGGGTCACGCGCGGCTTCAATGTAGGAGCATCACGAAATGACGGCTCAGGCAGGACGCCTTTGGGCGCTCTCGATCCTGTCCGGCGGCAGCTATGTGCCCGTCGCCGGACTGAAGACGCGAAGCTTCAAAGTGAACAACACCAACGTCGACGTGACGACCGCCGACTCTCAAGGCCGCTGGCAGGAACTGCTCGGCGGCGCGGGTGTACAATCCCTCGAGATCGATGCGTCTGGGCGATATCAGCAGGACGCGACCGCCAAATTGCTGTTTCAGGCCGCAGCGACCTCGACCCTTCAGACGATGCGTCTCGCCTCGCCGGGCATTCAAATCGACGCGACATTTCTCGTCGACAGCTACGAATCGTCCGGCCCCTTCGACGACGCGACCGACTTCACGGTCAAACTCATGTCGAGCGGCCAGCCGACCTTCACTTATTCCTGATCCTGACCAAAGAAAGGACCGCGAACCATGTCCGTCCTCACGATCCAGAACATCGTCGCCGCCGGTATCACGCCGAGCTATCAGGCCGCGACCGCGAGCGACACGATCCCCGGCGCGAACGGAAACGAGCGTCTATTCCTGCACGCCAAGAACACCAACGCGTCCACGGCGACCGTCACGATCAATCCGGTTTCGCCGACGAGCGCCAAGATTCCGGGCGTCGGCCAAGTAAACGTCCCCACGATCCAGGTTACCATCCCGGCAACTACCGGTGACAAGATGATCGGCCCCATCCCGCCGGCCTACATCGACGCCACCGGAACCGTGACGATCTCGAACGGCGGCACAATCACCAATCTCACGCTCGCGGCGATCGCGCTGCCCGCCGCCTCGCTCTGAAAGGTGAACCATGGCGAATAAGGTCCGTGGCGCCGTCTCGCTGCAGCTCGGCGAAGAGAGGCTCGACGTCACCCTCGGCCTCGGCGCTCTCGCAGAGATCGAGGATGCGTTCGAGGTCGAGAGCTTCGAGCAGGCTCCGCTATTCTCCGGCCGCGGCGTGAGCGCGCGGCTCGCGATCAAATGGCTGGAGGCGCTTCTCAAGGGCAACGGATTCGAGCCGACGCCGGCGCGCCGCGCCGCGCTCTTGGCGCTCGCCCCGACCGACGTTCTCGACCTGGTTCAATCGCTCTTCGAGGCCTCTGGGCTGAATGCCACGAAAGAGCCCCCGAAGGAGACTGGCGGTGAGGCCCCTTTGCCGGCGCCGAACGATGGCGAGCCTGGATGAGAATTGGCCTCGGCCATCTTCACATGCGCCCGGATGACTTCTGGCGCATGACGCTGCCGGAATTCTTCGCAGCCTGCGACGGCTATCTCGAAAGCCGCGGCGTTCGGAAAGCCGGACGCGTCGCCGCGCCGACGCGCGCGGAGGTCGACGCGCTGTTCGCGCAGCTCGACGATCAGGGGAGGCTGAAGAGCAATGGCTGAAGCCGAAGTCGGCGCGATCGTCTATCGCTTCCAGGCGGACACGTCCGGCCTCAAGGCCGGCTTCGCCGAGGCGCAGACGCAGCTCCGCAGCATGGGCGCCGGCGCGGCCGAGGCTGGCAAGCAGGCTGCCGCCGCCGGGCAGCAAGCCGGGGCGGCGTTCGAGCAGGCCGGCCAGCGCTTCGCCCGCGCGAGCGAATCCGTCGCGAAGCTCCAAAAAGACATCGCCGGCGTCGCGCGCGGGAACCCGCTCAAGGAAATCGCGACGGGCGCGGATAGCGCATCGGCCGGCTTTCAGCGCGCCAGCGGCAGCGTCGAGAAGTTCAACGCCGGGCTCGACCGCGTTCGCGATTTCGCATGGAACAACACCGGATTTTCCGGCGACGAGATCGATCGAGTCATCAATCCGCTCCAGGGGCTCACCGCGGCAATCGGCGTGCTCCCGACGATCGCGGTCGCTGCCGTCGGCGCGGCCGCTGCGGCATTCGCGATGCTCGAGCTGCGCGCCCGCGAAGTCCATATTGCCGCGCAACAGCTCGCCGACGATCTATCGCTCGGCGGCCAGGTCAATGCGTTCGGCGGCGCTACCGAGGCCGTCGGGCATTTGGCCGAGCAGCTCACGCGCATGTCCAGCGTCTGGGATGTGGTCGGCGAGGGCGCCGCGCTCTCCGCCGATGAGGCTCGCAAATTCGGTTCCGAGCTCGCGAAGCTTCCCGCCGTCACGACGGACATAGCGGCCGGATTCGCCGATCTCGCGCGCTCCGAGCGCTACGCCTTCGGCGCCGAGGGCGTCGATATGGTGCAGGGGCTCGTCGGCGCGCTGAAGCAGCCAGACCAAGCGCTGCAAACGCTCATCTCGACGAACCTCAGCCTCACGACAGCCCAGCGCCAGGCGGCGCAGGGCGCGCTCGACAGCGGCAACGCGCAGCGGCAGGCCTCGACCTATTTCCAGCTCGTCACGGATGATTTCGTGCGGCAAAAGTCAGAGGCAGTCCTGCTCGACGCCGCGCACAATTCGTTGAGCAGCACGACCCGAACGCTCGCCGACGAGGCGCTTGCCGCAGCGCGCGCAAGCGGCGATTTCGAAGGCGCGCTACAACAGCTGGCGCTCGCCGGCAGCTCTGCCGCGCAGAAGCTCCTCGGCGCCGTCTCGGCTATTCGCTCCATCCGCGCCGAGATGGCGAAGGGGTTGAGCGGAGAAGCCCTCTCCAACGCGCTTCAGAACGCGAACGACAAGCTCTATCCCCTGCACACGGCCGCTCGCGCGGCGTCGGCGCAATTCGCGGACGCGACCGGGCAGGTCAAAGACCTGGAATCGCGCCTCGGCAATGCGACCGCGAACCTCAACCGCCTGAAGCAGGCTGGTGAAGCAGGAACGAAGGAATTCGCGACAGGCGCTGCCGATATCGCCCAGCTCAATGACCAGCTCGTCAAGGCGCGCGCCAACGCCGCGGCCTACGGCATGGCCGCACAGAAGGCCAGCGAGGCCATCGAAGGCGGCGCAAGCTACGATCGCGCGAAGAAGAACATCGACACGACGCATGACGCCGATAAGGACGAGGTCGCGCGCCACCGCGAGACGATCGCCGCCCTCGAAGCCCAGCGTGCTGACCTCGAGCGCGCGAATGTCGCCTCGACCGAGGACGGCGTCGCCAAAATCCGCGAGATCAATCAGGGACTGCGCGACGAAGAGGCGAAGCTCGCCGAGGAGCGGCTGAAAGTCCAGATCGCGCGCATCGACGCAGAGATCGCGAAAGAGGCGCAGGGTTCGGAACGCAAAAAGCAGCTCGCGCGCCAGAAATTCGAGCTGGAGACACAAGGCGTCTCGCCGAACTCGGCCGAATATATCGGCAAGGAGAGCGAGCTTCGGTCCGCCCTCGACGAAGAGGCGAAAGGCGGCGGCGGCAGCCACCGCGCAGCGGCGAGCGAGCGGCAAAGCGCCATCGAGCGCTATTTGGACAGCCTCCGACAATCCGAGGCGCTCGCGCGCGCCGAGGTCGAGAATTGGGGCAAGGGCAATGTCGAGCGCGCGCAGGCCGTGGCGCTCGCGCGCGCGAAAGAAACAGCCGACCGCGAGGGCCTGACGCTATCCGATGCGCAGCGCGCGCAGATCGAAGCTGCCGCCGGCGCGACGCAGCGCTACAAGGACCGCCTCGACGAGCTGAAGCAGAAACAGCAGGAAGTGAACGCCGTCGCGCGCGAGTTCGGCGATATGCTCGCCAGCTCGCTCGATCAGGTCGTCGTCCAGGGCAAGAACCTCAAGGACACGCTCTCCAGCCTCCTGAAGAGCCTCGAAAGCTCGGCGCTGCGCGGGCTGCTCACCGGCGAGGGGATGTTCGGACAGGCGTTCGGGCTTGCCGGCAAGAACGGCGCGCCGGGCGGCTTGTTCGGGCAGGCGTTCAGCGGGCTTTCCGGGCTCTTCGGCCTCGGAGGAAACTGGGCGGCGCAGCCGGCGCAAACCAGCGCGCCTCTCGCGACGACCCCGGCGCAGAATGGCGTCGTCGGCGCCGTTGGCTCTATCCTGGGACTTGGCGGCGCAGGTCAATCGGTCGGCGCAATGAACGTCACCGCCGCCAGCGTCACGGTCTCTGGCGCCGCCGGCGGTGGGATCGGCTCTCTCCTCTCGAAATCGGGGACGTCAGAGAATGGCGCGACGGCGGACGCCAGCGCCCCGCAGGGCGGCGGCCTCTTCGATGGCCTCAGCGCGCGCCTCAGCGGCCTGTTCTCGAAACTGACGAGCGTGTTCGATCAACTGTTCTCGAAGATCGGCGATCTCCTCTCTGGGCTCGTGAATTCGATCGGAGGGCTGTTTTCCGGCGGCGCCGGCGGCAGCGGTGGCGGCCTCCTCTCCGGCATCGGCAGCCTGTTCGGCGGCATGTTCGCGGAAGGAGGAAGCCTTCCCTCTGGCAAGTGGGGGATCGTCGGCGAGCGCGGGCCTGAGATCATTTCCGGCCCCGCGCGCATCACGCCGATGCACAAGTTCGCGGGGATGTTCGCCGACGGCGGCATGATCCCTGAAGGAAAATGGGGGATTGCCGGCGAGCGCGGCGTCGAGATGGCCAGCGATATGGCGAGCAGCGGGGCGGCCGCGGCCCGCGCGTCCGATCGCGGCACCTCCATCAAGATCACGAATATGCGCGGGCGGGATACCGATGTCTCCGCGAAGCGCCTGAGCGATGGGGAAATAAGCATCCTCATCGACCACAAGGTTTCCGGCGCACTGCAAAACTATAGCCGCAACATTCTCGACATCGTTCAGGATCGGCAAAACCGAGCATGAACTTCGTCGATCCAGCTCTACCGCGGTGGCCGCGACAATTGGCGCCGGTGGAGATCGAGCCGATGGTCGAGGCGCCCTTCGTTCAAGGCCCCCGCCCGGCCATCGGCGCTCCGCAGCGCGTGCGGAACGACGCCGGCCTATGGGTGATGCGCCTCGTCGATATCCCGATCCATGATTGGAAAATATTCGCATATCGCGCGATCCTGTTGCGCGTCATCGCGACGAGCGGCGCGCTCTATATGCCGATGTGGGACTGGCGGCGGGCTCCGCTCTCACCATCTGATCCGACGCCGTTCTCTGACGGAACGACGTTCTCGGATTCGTCCCTCTTCGCTGGCGTATCGACACCCGGAGTCGTCGCCGCTACGGCCGAGCAAATGACCACACGCTTTCGCATGACGCCGCCAGACGGCGCTTTGCTCTCGGCCGGTCAATTCATCGGCCTCGGGGAGCGCGGCTACGGCATTTTCGACCTCGAGGAAATCGATGATAGCGGCGACAAGATGATTTCCGTTTGGCCGCCGCTGCGCGAGGCGCTCGTCGCCGGGGACGAGGTCGAGCTCTATGACCCGGTAATTCGCATGCGCGTCGACATCACGCAGGCGCGCACGACTCTCGGATCGCTCCATCTCGGAATTCACGGCGTGGTCTCGCTCGATTTTATCGAGGATACGTGGTGATGATGGATTTCGATGACTGGCTCGCCATGCAGGATAAGCATGCGACGCCGCATATGACGCTCGGCTTCACCTTCTATTTCAAGAGCCAGACAATGCATGTTTGGCCCGGTCGCTATTCGCTCGACGTCGGAGACCGCATCTTTCTCGGCGCGAATGGCGTCGGGACGATCAGCAATCTCGAATTCGGCTATGGGCGCCCGAAAGAGACCACGACGATCGTTCTCTCGGGGCTCGATGCGCGCTACTTCGCGCTCGCCGACAACCAGGACGAAGAGGTGAGAGGACGCAAAGCCGAGATATTCATCCTCGCCTTCGGTACGGGCGTGATCGGCGAGGAATGGAAGCTCGCGGCGGTCAGCCTCGAGGCGACGCGCGAGATGGACAAGCTCACCTCGTCGCTCGACCACGACGATGGAACCTCGACGATAACACTCACCATGCAACCGCTGGGCTCTATGCGCTGGCGGCCCGTGCATGGCCTCATCACCGATATCGATCAGCGCGCGCGCCATACGGGAGACCGCGGCCTCGAGCGCGTGGGGTTGGTGCAATATTCGCGACCACTCGATTTCTCCTGACGCCGCCGGCGACGTGCTCGCCTTTTTCGAGTCCTACCCCCTACAGGCGGACTCTCTATGCAGCGAGCCGGTAGCTGATTGCTTGCGTGCGCGAGGCGTCGCTGTGCCCTTCTCGCGGCGGCGACAGCTCTCGCTCTGGCGCCGCGGAATGCTGCTCGGCGTGCATGCAGCCGCCGAAGCGATCGGCGCGCACGAAATCGCGCCATGGGACGCCCGCGAGGGAGACGTCGTCTTGATTGCTCAGGAAGAGGCGCCTCCCGCCCTCGCCATGCGCGCCCGTCACGCCTGCGTCGCCGCGTCGTTCGGCCGGCTGCTCATCATCTGCGACCCCGTCGTGCTCGCAGCGTGGCGAATCGGCTGACATGCCGCAGCTGCTCGTTCCGCTGATCGCTGCGGCCGTCGAGGTCGCTGTACCCGCCGCCGCGGCCACCGCCTTCGGCGCGGTCACATTCTCGACGATCGCCGCCACGGTCATCGTCACTGGCGCGCTCGCCGGCGCCGCATTGGCGCTCGCGCCGCGCCATCGCCAGCAAGGGCAGCTGCCGCAATTGCCGCCGTCGCAAACGATGATGACGCGCGCATCGCCGGTGGCCAATCGCTTCTATGGCTTCGGGCTCGTCTCGGACGGTGGCGACTTTACTTTCTATGAGCTCGAAAACGGATGGCTCGGCATGGCCGCCGTCGTAGATTGTGGGCCGATCGACGGGGTAGAGGCCTGGTATTGCGATAACGAGTTGTTGCCGCTTTCTTCTGGCCCGGCGGCCTATGCCTATGGCGCGCCGATAACCTCGATCGGCAGCGTAGATTTCGGCGACGGCGTCCAATGGCCGAACGCCGGGATCAAATATACGCAGCGCTTTTCTTATATCTATTGGCAAGGCCAAATTCAGCAATTGCCGATCGGAACGGCTCCGAGCGTGTTTGTCGAGTTCCGCAACGCGACCGACGCCGGGCGGCCGTCCACGCTCTTGCGCGAGTTTTTTGGCGATCATCCGCTCGGCGTGCGTCCCGATTACGCCTCGACCGTCATCAATTGGGGCGCCGACCACAAGTGCTGCGGCCTCTCCATGGCCTATATGGTGGCAACGAAATATCAGACGATTGATCGCTTCAAGGTCTATCCCGAGGGCTTTCCGAAATGGCGCTTCGTTCGGCGCGCGGCGCTCGCTTACGATCCGCGAGACCCGACGCAGAGCTTCGGGGATAAATCCACCTGGAAATATTCGCGCAACGCAGCGATCTGCCGCGCTTGGCACCGCACCCATGAGGCCGGGTTTCGTAACACCGAAGACGAAATCGATTGGGACAGCTTCGCGGCAGCCGCTGATCGCTGCGATGAGCCGACGCCGAATTTCTACGGCGATAATGAGCCTTGGGCGCGCTGCGATATGCAGTTCAACACGGCGGAGGAGCGTCGCGCGGTCGAGGACCGCATCGATATCTCATGCGACGGATTCTTCTATCAAAACGAGTTCGGGAAATGGGCCTACTGGATCTATGACGATCTCGAGCCCGATGTGACTTTCACCCTGCGCGACGTCTCGGCCGTCACGCGTGACCCGGTCGGCGGCGCTTATTCCGCCTCGTCGAAGTTCGTCGGCATTTATGTCGAGCCGCGGATGAATTTTCAGAACAACGACGGCCCGGCAGTGATCGACGACGCCGCCTATGACGCGATCGGAGAGCAGGTCGCGCAGCTCCAGCACGAGGCCATACAGAGCTTCTCGCAGAGCTATCGCCTCGCACATCGCTCGATGCGCCGCGTGAACTGCAAGGAGCGGCGAACGATCATAGGCGGATGGTCTCTGCTCCGCGCCAGGCGCAAGCGTGCCGTACGCTTCGACTGTCCTGAGATCGGCCTTTCCGGCAAGTTTTGGATCGACGGCCCTATCGAGGTGACGCCGCAGCTCAATCGCGTAACGATCAAGGTCATCAAGCTGGCGAATGACGCATTCGATGACGTCACGCCGCCGAACGATCCCGTCAATCCGACCGTCGCCGTTCCCGTGCCTGCCGGGCCGGCGATCGATAAGCCGGCGACGCCGACCCTTTCGGTGGTCACAGTGGCCGGCCAGAAGTTCATCCAGATGTCGATCGCCGATCCCGGCAACGATGTTCTGATCCCGCATTTCCGCTACCGCCCCATGACCGCACCGGAGAGCGATTGGTCGATCGCCGACACGGTTCTCGGCCGCTGGGCGCGCGAGACGGACGCTCTCGTGCTCGGAACCTATCAGGTCGAAGCATGGCTCACGTCGCCCTACGGCGAGGTCAGCCCCTTCTCGGATATGGCGACGATCGTCGTCTCCTGACGAAATCCCGAAAAATCAGAGGCTAAAATGGCTGATCTAGCGGCGCTGTTCGCATCGGCGTTTCGCGACCGTGTGACTCCCGGAGTCGCAGATTCGCCCATCAATCGACCGGCGAAACCCGAGCTTCGCGCTCTCGGCTCCGCCATCGCATCGGAGATCCTTTCGCGCTACCAAGCGCCGGTGACGGGTGTCCAGTCGCGCACGGACGCGACGCCTCCGGGCAGCCCGTCTGCTGGCCAGCGATGGATTGTGCCGGCCGGCGCGACAGGCTCCTGGTCTGGGCAGGCCGGGAAGGTCGCCGAATGGTTGGGATCGGCTTGGGCTTTTACCGCCCCCAATGCGGTTTTCTCCGCCTATGTGCTCGACGAAGCGCAGCTCTATGGCTATGACGGCACGGCCTGGAAAATCCTAACTGGCGCATCGCTTGGCTTCCCGACCGTCGCGGCCATGGCGCTCGTAACGACCGCGGCAGCGAATATTCGCGCGATCGTCGAGAGCGATATCGTCGCGAGAACGGCGTATCGCGGGCGCTCATCGAACATCGCGACCATCGTCACTGAGACTCCGCACGGGCTTACGCCTGGCGCCAAAGTCAACATCCGCAACCTCGGCGCCTCCAGCTACAACGCGGACCAGGTCGCAGTCACTGTGGTGGACTACGCGACGTTCACCTATGCGAATTCGGGCGGCAATGAATCGGCGACGGCCGATACCGCCGGTCAAGTGGACCGCAACGGAACCTATGTCTCGAACGGCGCCGGCGGCTGGACGTGGAACGGTGATCCGCTCCTCGACCCAGCAATCGCCGCGCAGCTCGGAAAGGCCGAAACGATCGTCGCCGATATCTCCTCGCTGGCGACGCTTACCCAATACGTCACAACGACGGGCGCTCTTTCCGCCACTGATGCGAACTGGCGCTCCTCGCCGATGCTGCAAGCGGCACCCGGAGAGGTCTATGTCTTCTCCGGCCTCGGTAACACGGGCGTCTCCTCCGTCACCTTCTATGATGCGTCGTCGGTGGCGCTCGAAACGCATGTGAGCGCCTCGAATTCGGCGGTCTATAGCGGCTCCTTCACCGCGCCGGCCTCCACGGCTTTCGTCCGGTTCTGCTACGGCACGCTCGGCGCAGTTCCCTCGTCGTTCAGAGGCTCGATCAGCGGAGCCCCGCTCTATCTCGCGACACGCGGCCAAGCTGTCGAGCTGATCGGCCATGCCACCGGCTCCGGCTATCTGGGAACGACCGGCGTACTCGCGAGCTCGGACACCAACTGGATCAATAGCGGTTTCCTGCCGGTAGCGCCGGACGACACCATCATTTTCACGCTCTACGGCAACTCTGCCGTCGGCAACATCTGTTTTTACGACGCAGACAAGCAGTTCATTTCCGCCAAGATCGGCTCCTCGGTGGCGCCACTCGCCGATGTAGTCGACGGCTCCATTCGTGCGCCTGCGGGCTCCGCCTATCTGCGAATCGCCACGGCGTCCGCGGCCTTCCAGCCGACGCTCGCGCAGACCGTCAAGCTGCTCACGACGGCGGCGGCGATTTGGGAGGCGTTGCGAGCGCTCGCCGATCGCGTCGATAGCGGGCAATCCGTCGAGCTGATCGATTACGCTACCAACGTCGGCTATTTCGGTCCGACTGGCGTATTCACGTCCGACGGCAATTGGGTCTGCACGAGCCTCCTTCCTGCGGAGGCCGGAGACGCCATCACCTTTAAGCTTTGGGGCCATGCGCTCGTCGGAAGCATTTGCTTCTTCGATGCGACTGGGACGTTTCTTTCCTCGGTCGTGGGCGGCGTCGTTGGCAGTCTGTTGGCCTATCTGTTCGAGGGCGTGGCGGTTGCGCCGGTCGATACGGCCTACGTGCGCATCTCGACCGCATCGGCCACCTTTCATCCGACGCCGACACAATCGGCGCGCTTGCCCGTAACTGTCGGAAGAGTCTGGGGCGAAGTCAACGCCACGGCCAACGCCAAATTCGCGCTCGCGCCGTTCAAGGCACCGCGGCAATTGCAGCTCCAGGCGACCGATAGAATCCTGCTCTATGGCGACAGCATTTCGTCGACCGACTATGCGGGATATGCGAGCGCGATGGCCGATCTCACGGGCGTCAGCGTCTATGCTGGCGGTTTCTCGGGCTACACGACAGCGCAGCTCGCCGCAAACGCTCAGCTGCAACGCATCTGGGATTACGGCGCCAGGCTTGTCGTGGTTCTAATCGGCGGCAACGACACCGGCGCCGCCGGGACGGTTGGCACCTTCGGCGCCATCAGTGGCGAGTCGATCGTCCCGGAGACAGACATCGGCGCTGATTACGCCGGCTCGACGCTCATCCAAGCAATCAGCCACATCATCCGCAAGTTCAAGGCTCGCTACGATAACATCCGCGTGCGCGCCAATCTCACCGGCTCGGAGACGGAGGCGGAACGTGACGCGAAGATCGCGCCGTTGCTGAAGCCGGTGCTGATCTTTGCGACCGCGCTCCCGCAAAAGCGGGTCGATTCCGCGAGCGCTTATTCGCAGGCCGAGAATTGGGAGCGGAAGCGACGCGCGGTCATCGAGTGCTGCGACCGCTACGAAGTGCACTGCGTCGATCTGATGCGCGCGACATCGCTCGACATGAGCGTCGAGCCCTATTGGACGGCCCCGACGGACACGCTGAACAATCGCGGCGTCTGGTTTATGGATGGCCTGCATCCCAACAAATATCTTTTCCGCAAAATGGCGGAGATCATCGGCGCGGATATGGGGATCGCAACCAATGTCGATCTCGCCTTTCTCAGTCCGGCGACATTCGCGATGGATCAGCTCGCCGCCGAGAATAGGGTCTATCAACGTCAAACGGCTTCCGGCGGCGGCGGCGGCCTCGGCTTCGGCCAGATGGCGGTCGGCGCGAGCGTCTCGGTGCCGGGCCAAATTTGGGCGCGTTGCCGTTCGGCGGCCGATGGTTCGACGATCCTTCAGGCGCCTTGGCGCGCAGCTCTGACGCGCGTCACTGGCGCGCAGACGCTGAATATTCAGGGCGTCGATGCACGGCTCGGATGGTTCTATCTCGACCTCTCCGGCGACGGGACCACTTGGCAGCTGGGAACGAAGAAGATCGGGATGGGTCGGGTCGTCGGGGTCGCAGGCCAGTCCCTCGCCGTGCGAATGCTCGGGCGTGTCGCCGACACCGCGACCAACGCCTCGCTCGGCGTTTCGATCAGCTCCAACTCTTCGGTTTATGCCACCTATGAGGATCTCTCGCGAACCGTAACCACGCCGGCGTGGGCGCAGCCTGATGACGCCTCCAATTACGACAGCACGTTCGCGGCGGAGTTTCTGCGACGCGAGGTCGCGGCGTCAGGCGTCAATTGCGCGCTGGTCGGCCACGCGGTCGGGGGCTCTTGGATCGAGACATGGGTGCCGAGCGCGGTAGCCAACAATGTCGCGCCTCTACGCGCCGTGCTGGACGCAGTGGGCGGCTTCGAGGCGTTTATCTGGTTTCAAGGCCACACCGACGCCGGCAACGGCATGCTGTTCTCGTTCTATCAGGGATACCTAGCCGAGGTCATCGCGGATCTGCAGGCGCATAATGTCGTGCGCGGCTCGCAGTTCCAGATCCTGCTCTGCGCGATACCGAATATCGATAGCCCCTGGTGGGGTAACGAGTTGCAGCGTGACGTCATTCGGCAGGCGCAGCTCGAATACGCCAAAACGCATGGCGCGATCTATTCGCAACCGATGAATATCGACCTCATTGATGGTGTGCATCAATCTCAGGCAGGCTCTGTCACGCTCGGGCAGCGCTTTTCCGCCGCGCTTCACGGGACGACCTACTCACTTCCGGCGCTCACCGGAACGGGTCTCGCCTATGCGACGGCCTCGCCAACGGCCTTCGGACAGGCGCGCATGGATGGCTACGGGCTCACGGCCTCGGCGAATGACAATCTCCCTCCAGGCGCGACATGGACGATGGAGGCGCGATTCTCGACTTCCACCACGCCGGCGTCGGTAAAGGTCATTTGCGGTCAAGGGCAGAAAGGATGGATCGGGCTCGCGCCGGACGGAAGGCTCATCGCCAATTACACGGTGTCCGGCGGAGGGGACGCCTATGTCAACGGCACCGGCCCGACTGGCGGCGGCTCGAATCCTACGATCACGGATGGAGCGATGCATCACGTCGCGCTCGTCGTGACGCAGAATCAGACCAAGCTCTATCTCGATGGCGCGCTGATCGGCGCTGAAACGAGCGAGGCGAGCGGAATCGCGGGGGACACGCCCTTCTGCGTCGGCAGCTTAAACGGATCATCTGGCAATATCTTCCCTGGCGTCATCGATGAGGTCGCGATCTGGTTCGATGACCATTACACCACCACCTTCACACCGCGCACGGTGCCTCTCGTCGGCACGGAGCTCGGTCTCGGCATGGTGTGGCACCTCGACGGCAACCTCAACTGCGTCGCCCCAGGCTGAATGCGCCTTGCCGCGCAGCGCAAAAATCGCGTAGCTTCGACTCGACTTCACATTTCTTCGAAGGAAGTTCATGAGCGGGCCGAGCGGCGCGGCGGAGCGCCTGGAATATATCGACGCACTGCGCGGATATGCTGTTTTGGGCGTTATCGCCGTCCATACGAGCCAAGCCGTCATCGGCTTCGACGGCCCTCTGCAAGCGCTCGCGAGCAGTGGCAGATATGGCGTCCAGCTCTTCTTCGTCGTTTCCGGGCTCACTTTGATGGCCTCTTGGGAGGCGCGGCGCGACGGGGCTCTCGCGTTCTATATCCGTAGAATTTCTCGCGTTGCGCCAATGTTTTGGCTCGCCATAGTCGCCTATCTGGCGATCTATGGCTTGCGCCCGAGATACTGGGCGCCCGACGGGGTGTCGTGGGCCGACGTTTTGGCAACGACCGCCTTCGCGCACGGGGCGAGCCCCTGGACGATCAATAGCGTCGTGCCAGGCGGATGGTCGATCGCCGCGGAGATGACCTTCTATGCGATCTTTCCGCTCCTCGCATCGCGCGTGAAATCGCTCGCATCCGCGGGACTGGGCCTCGTGGCGGCGATTGCGATCGCAATCGCGTTTCGCGCCTCCGTTACGGATAGGAGCGTCGGCATCTTCGAGGGCGCTCCGATCTATCTCTTGGAGGCATTTAGCTATTTCGCCCTTCCGAGCCAATTGCCGGCGTTTTTCGTCGGCATGCTGGCCTATCGTATCGGCCGAGACGTCGCCGTCTCGAAAATCACAGGTGCCGCATGCGCGCTCGGCGCCGTCGGCTTCCTTCTCGCCATGGCGATGACGGCGGATTTCCCGGGCCGCGATATGCTCTTCGCGGGCTCTTTTGGAGCGCTGGCGATCAGCCTCGCCAGTGGCGCATTTGGCGTGGTCTCCAATCGGCCTGCCGCATGGCTCGGCAAGATTTCCTATGGCGTCTATCTTTGGCACTTCGCCGCGGTCGAGGCGATGATCAAAATCAACAACGCGATTTGCAAGATCAGGGGCGCGGCCTGCGGCGATAAGCTTATGGACGATAATATATCGTTCGCGCTCATGTTCTGCGTGGTCGTAGCAGCCGCGGCGGCGCTCGCCTCCGTCACCTATCACGCCATCGAACGACCGATGATCGCCAAAGGCCGACGTCTCGCCCAGCGGTGGCGCCCCCGCGCGAAGGCCGGCGTCACTGCCGCGGCGTAGCGGCTGACCACGTCGTTGGCGATCTCGCTCGGCTAAGCGGCGTAAAAGCCAGCGCTTTCCTGACATTCCAGCATCGCGACCGCGATTCTCGCGGCGCTTTCGCGCGCCTACGCGCGCGCTCCCAGAGGTGAAACATGACTATGAGAATGAGCGCGGCCGGCCGCGCGCAATTGATCCGTCGCGAGGGCGCCAAGACACGGGCCTACCGCGACAGCGTCGGCGTCTGGACGATTGGCGTCGGCCATACAGCGGCTGCCGGCGCGCCCGTCCCGCACGCCGGAATGACGATCAGCAAGGCGGAGGTCGACGAAATCCTCTCGCGCGATCTCGTAGAATATGAAGCGATCGTGCGCAGCGCCGTGAAGGTCCCGCTCACACAGGGGCAGTTCGACGCGCTCGTTTCGTTCGTCTTCAATATCGGCAACAAAGATCGCAAATTCGAGCGGTCGACCGTCGTCAAGCGCCTCAATGCCGGAGACTATGAGGGCGCGGCGGCGGCGCTGATGATGTGGACCAAGCCGCCCGAGATCAAGGGGCGGCGCGATAGCGAGCGTCGGCAGTTCCTCGCTGCGACGGGCGGCGTCGGCCCCGACGCGGCGAAGATCGTCCAGTCCACAGAGGTTGCCCCGCGCGTGCTCGCCGCACCGGTCGATCTGCAGGAAGACGAGTCGATCTCCGCTGATTATCTGCGCGCCGCCGGCTCGCGGACGATCGCGGGCGGCGATCTAATCAAGAAGGCTGCGGGAACGGTGCTCGGCGGCGACATGGTGAGCATGGCTGCGCAGGCCGGAGACGCTTTGCAGAAAGCTCAGGAGGCCTATGTCGGCTTCGCGCATGGCGCCGACATCGTCGACCTGCTGAAGAGCTATTGGCCTCTGATCGTCGGACTCGTGGTGACTGTCATCGTCGCCTATGTCGCGTGGCGAGCGATGCGTGCTGCGGACAAGATCATCGCCGCGCGCGTCGACGATGCCGTCGCCGGCGTCAACGTCGGGAGGTGAGCGCCATGGTCGAAATCGTCAAAACCACGGCCGAAATCATCGGAGAATCGGTTGCGATCGGCGTCGTCGTCGGCATAGGAGGTCCGCTGCTCTATGTCGGCTGGCTCGCCCTGACCCGCAAGCGGATCGGCTGAGGGCGCGTCCATGCCATTTCTCGCCCTCCTCCCCATGCTGCTCAAAGGCGCGCTCGACGCCCTCTCGGCGGCGATCCGCACGCTGATCGGCGCGGCGGCGCTCGCCGCCACTCAATGACGCTGGAAAGCATCGCGCCTTTGAGCGATGATCCCATCGTCAGGCTGTCCGCCGTGACTGCCTGACCATTCCGGCCCAAGCCGAAAATCCTGGGGTCCGCCTCGATCCAACGACACCACGCTCCGAGGCGCGACCTCACCGCCGCTGCGAATGGCAGTTATCGATATCGATTATAGGAGCTGCACATTCTATCCGCTGCTGACTAGCCCTTACTACACTCTCTGACAATTAGGAGAATAGAGATGCTCAAATGCCTCTTGGCGTCGGCGCTTGCGCTGGCGTTCGCGATGTCGCTTGCGCTGTCCGCTGGACGCGCCCAGACGATCGGCTCTGGTCATGTCCTCGGCAACGGCACGAGCACTCCTAGCTCGCCGACAGATACGCCCCTCATGAACGTGATGAGCCAGCCCGGAAGTGGCCTCGGCTCGGGCATAGCGGCGGCGCTCGGGCTACCGGCGAACGGCGCGGGCAGCTTCCCGATCCTTGACGTGAACGGGCAAATGTCGGCACCGCTCATCACTTATCAATCGCAGTCGAGCGGCGCGCAGCCGAATTCGCTTGCCAGCGTTCTCGAAAATATCGTCATCGCGACGAATTACATGAGTGCGGCGCAGGTGACGAATGTGGAGTCCTACACCGGCTCGCTCGATCTCACGGCGACTGTAAACCAGATACTCGCCAACAACGCGGGGAAAACTGTCATTCTACCGGCTGGCAAGTGGCGCTTCGCTTCGCATCTTTCCTGCCCGGCCGGAACGACGATCGAAGGCGTCGGTTGGGCCGAGCTTGCGGGAACAACACCGAGCGAGCCGAACGTCGGAACTGTCTTTGTCCAAGATTATCTCGCCGCCGCCGATCCGAAAGGCATCGAGGCGACCGGCCCGCATTGCACGGTCGAAAATCTCGAAATTCGCCAGCCGCAGCCCACGCCGGGAGTTGGGTGGACGCCGAACGAAAACCCGTGGGCGATCTACAGCAACCCCGCTGCATATTCGGAGGCGGGCGGCCATCGCCTCACCGTGCGCAACGTGATGTTGCGGAATGTGACCTATGGAATTCTCACCGACCGCGCACGCGGTGGCGAATTTACCGATATCTACGGCCAGCCTTTCAAAGCCGGCATCAAAGTAACTGGCGACGGCGACACGTCAACATGGCGAAATTTGCAGCTCGGCTGGACGTTTTGGTCTGGTGACGCCAATGTCTTAGCCTATCAATTAAACCACATGGACGGCATCACGCTCGGCCGTGTCGATACCCCTATGATGTCGAATATATTCGTCTGGGGCGCACACCGAGGGTTTAGAACGTTCTATGATAACAGTCACGCTGAGCCGGGTTACAATGGCATTGCCACTGGCGTGAAGATCGCGAATATCGACCTCGATAACGTCGGCATAGGACTGGCGTTGGAGGACAACCCGGAAATTATGATCTCGAATTTCCGGGCCATGCCTAATTCGGCTGTGTCACCGAGTGAATGCATTCGAAGTGAAGGGATTTACAATCCTGGCGCCAACTACGGAAATCTCCAGCTCATCATCAATGGTGGTGAATGTCTGAAGCCGGGCTCGCCCGCGATCCTCTTCGCATTTGATCCGCCCGGCACGCCGCTCTTCCCGCAGCTTATCAAGCTGAATGGCTTCCGTATCATGCAGCCGAACACGGGAAGTTGGTCCCCGAGTTCGCCAGCAATCTCGACGCCATCGCCTCAAGCGACTGTGCAGGCGTGGGATATCACCGTCGATAATGTGACTGACACGGCGACCATTCTCGGTGGCAGTGGTTCTCTTGTCTGGAAGCGTAGCGGACAGGATTTCCAAGGCAACGTAACTGCGTATAATTTCACGACTCTGAGCACCAATCCGGCTTGGCTGGCGGTCAACTCGGCAGCCGGCTCCGACCTCAAACAGTGGAACACCGTCAACGACGCGACCGGCACATGGCATTTGGCCGCGCTCAATGATGCGGGCTCGGCCGGGACGGACGCGATTACCATCACGCGCAGCGGATATGCGCCGACCGGAATTGCGCTCAACGCCCCGACGACCGCCCCGACCCCGGCCGCAAGCGACAACTCGACGCGGGTTGCGACGACGGCGTTTTTCGTCGCTCAGTTCGGGCAACCGCACACATGGTCGGCGACGCAGACTTTTGCCGCCGATATGACGCTTTCCGGCGTGCTGCTCATGGGCGCTAGCGGCAGCATCCAAGGCAACCTCTACTATTCCGGCGGCTGGAAATATGCCGCGAACGGCTTCGGGAGTCAGTTCGCGTTCAATAATTCGGTCGGAGGGGCTTGCCTCTATGCTGCGCCAAACAACGCCGGCGGAGCCGGCGCGGCAGCGTCGCCCGTGAGCCGGTTCTGCGTCGCGGCAGACGGGACTGTTACTTTCCCAGCGTATACGACGGCGGGAACGCTTACGAATGACGCTTCCGGTAATGTGGCGACTGTCGCTGGCTTCACTGGGACGAAGACGGTTCGCGCGAGTGGCGGCGCGTCCGACTGCACGATGATTTTCACGAAAGGCGTGCTAACCGGCGGCTCATGCTGACCGCGGCGCTTGCTGGAATGCGGCTCTGCGCCGCTGTTCCGGCGCGCCGAGTAAATCTATGTGCTGTCGGTCGATGCGTAGACCGACATCGGCGCCTGCCCGGCTATGGCGATCAACAATAGCCGGTTGGCCGCTATGTGCAGGACGCCGCCTCGCACCCTTCGGCGGACTCTATCGTCGGCGGATTTCTCAATACGCAAGGATGGGTGGAGATCCCCAGCTCCACCCATCTCTGGTCGCGAGCCGCGCAGCCGGGTAAGACGCCAGTCGTCGCGAATTCAATCGTCACGCAAGTCGGCAACGCGCAGAAGATCACCACCACGGCGGCCATCACCAACGGCCAGACGGTGAGCGGCGCGATCGATCTCAGCACGGCGTGCCTTTGGATGGTGGCGACGCCGGTGACGCTGACGGCGACGGCCGTCACCTTCCTCGCTAACCAAGACTACTCGACCTATTCGGCGCTCTCGAGTTTCGCCCGAAATGCATCGCCACCCTGGGAATGGAACGGCGACAAAGAACGCGCGACGCTCAATCCCTCTGTCCATCACATCATCGGCGATCAAACGCATTTCCACGGCTGGCTTCGCGCTGGCGTTTGGGAGTCATGCTGACATGCGCGACATGTTCGGCAGCATCGCGGCGCTCCCTTTCGTTGTTCTGGTCGTCATCATCGCCGCCGGATTCTGCATCGTCGAGAGGGCGTGCGCCGCTCGGCGCCCACGCTGAGGACCCACTATGCCCTTTCTCGCTCTTCTCCTCCCCGCCGCGCGCGCCGCCCTCGGCCTCGTCGTCTCGGCGGTCCGCACGCCGATCGGCGCCGCAGCGCTCGCCTTTGGCCTCGCATGGCTCATCGCCGGCCGTCGTGAGCACGCCGCCTGCGAAGCGCGCCTCGAGACGTTCCGCGTGGAGCTCCAGCGCGCAGCGGACGCCGAACATGCGAGGCGCGAATCGGTGATCGCCGAGGCCCGCGCCGCCGGCCGCGTCGAATCGGAGGCCCTCGCCCGCAAAAATCTCGATCTCGAAATCCGACTGAAGGAATCCGCCGATGCGTCCGCCGCTCATGACCGCCGCCCTTGCCTCGATGCTGCTGGCGTCATGCGCCTCGACCGTCTCGCCCGATAGCAGCCGGACCGAGCCCGTGCGCGAGCTGGCTGCGAAGGAAGCCGACGCGCCCGGCGATCTCGATAAGCCGTGCGAGCGCCCGACCAGGCTGCCGCCGCGCGCGCTCGCCGCCGGCGAGGTCGAACGCCTCTGGGGGCGCGACCGCGTGGCTCTGGTGAGCTGCGGCGATCGGCACGCGGCGAATGTTCGGTGGCGTGAGCGTCTGGATTTGGGGCTGGCCGGGGAACGCAAATGAGCGAGCTTACGAAAGAGGATGTGAAGGCGGCCGTGCGCGAGGTGATCGCGGAAAAATTCGAGATGACGCTCGGCATTGATTGCCGCTCGCCGGAAGAAAGGGTGGAGACGCGCAAGGATATGGAGTTTCTGCGCAACGCTCGGCTCGAGGATCTGCGAGAGGGCGATGAGATCGCCGAGGATCGAAAATTCGTGCGGGCGCTCCGCGCCGGCGCGCGCAAGGGCGGCGAGAAAATATTCTGGTGGGCGGTCGGCATTCTCGGGACGTCGGCCTTGGCCGTGTTCTGGCCCGACATCTCGAAGCATATCGGCAAATGAGCGACGTCCCGACCTTCGATCGCTGCATAGCTGGCGCTGGGAACGGGCGGCGCTACGCCCTCCTCCAGCGCGAGCCGCCGCTGTCGTCTGCCTTGCTGCAAATGGTCGGGCCATGCGAGAGACTGCCGCCGGCCTGAGACCGAGCTATCGCCTTGCCGCGGCCGCCGCCGGCGGACGGCGGACGGCGGACGGCGATCCTCGCTCGCGACCTGGACCATGTCCAATGAACCAAGAGCCCAGCACGTAATCGCAGGCGGGGCTTTTTCTGCATTAACGAAATTTGAGCGATCGATTTAGGCGGCCGGCAACCGTTCGTTGCTACGTGACCGGCGCGCCAATGATTGGCGTTTAACGAGGTATCGACATGTCGGTCGATCCAGACCTCGCGCGCCTCGTCGCGCGAACAATTGAGAACACCGATCGGCTTCTCGAGGACGAAAAAACCCCCTGGGACGTCGCCAGGAAGGGCGTCGAGAAGGTTGTTGCCGACCTCGCCATTCGCTACCCACAGCACAGCGACTGGATCGAGAAGCAATTTGCAGAGTGGCGGCGCAAGCATGGTCATTGATGGGGAATTTTTCGCAATCATTGAATTTTTCGTTGCAGCCTCCTGCGAACCCTGGTCCGCTCCGTGAAAATACGGGATCAGTGCCAGGCGGAGACACATGATTCGAAAAAATCCCACGGAATCGTCGACGCAGTCGCCGGTCGCCGAATTCAATCGCGTATCGGCCATGTTGAGCCTGATCGACTATCTGATTGCCGAGGCCCAGCAATCAGATCCAATGGTCGAATATTTTCTGCGAATGGCCCGACTGTCGCTGCTGGAAGAGGAACAGGCCCGCGCCGACGTTGAAGGCCGCAATTGATCGTGGATCAGTTGCCGCTTTCTGACGGCTTGTCGGATTGACCCGTTCGCGTCGGCTCCCAAAAATATTGGCCATTCCCCGTGAGCATCAGCGCTAGGGCGTCTATCGCCGCAATGACCGTCGCCCCCGCATAATAGAGCGGGCCGCTGACCCGCATCCGGGTCTGTTCCCGAACGACCGCCTCGCGGCATGCTCGTAGCTCCTCGAGGAGGCGCGACTTGTCGACGAAGGCGTCAGATCGGGAAGTCCGGCGGACCAT